CCGCAGCAGCACCCGCAGCAGCCCACGCAGTACCCCTCGCAGCCCACGCAGCAGCCCACGCAGCAGCCCACGCAGCACCCGCAGTACCCCCCGCAGTACCCCTCGCAGCGTCCCCCGCAGCCCACGCAGCGTCCCCCGCAGCCCACGCAGCGTCCCCCGCAGTATCTAATTCCTCCCTTGACGCTTCTCCGTTCGCAAACCTCCGCGCAACCTCAATGGCTTTACGAGGACTGTCATCTCCAGGGTATTTATCCTCGAAAATGTGCAGAACGCTTTCCGCACAATCACAAGCAAACAACCTTACGGCACGTTTATCATCGCACGTCCGAAGCGACCATACCGCATCTTTAATACCGTTACTTTCGAGAATGGTTAGAAACGATAGAAGTTTGTCGTCCGCTTCGGTTTTACCCAAGTGATTCAGCAACTTGAGCCACCCATCTTCGCAGGGGACGTGCGCTTTAATTTTGTTGAGTGTGGTATTCATGATTCAATCAGTTATTGTACTCAATCTGTCTTCAAGTTGTTCATTGCCATCACGCTTGCGATGACCGGTATTTCTGTAGACTGCTTCATCGGTTGAATTTTTCTTTCCATTCTTGATACTCTTTTTCGTCACACGGTTTGTCTGATAAGTCGTAAAAACTGATCGCTTGCTGAGCCTCTTCAGGGTGAGCCTCAAGGTGTTGCAATCTTCTTTTGAGGGCATCGATGATTTCTTGAGATGTAGCGCCATTAGGGTCCTCCGACATCACAGAGAAACCAACGTCGGCGACGTGGTTGTAATACACTTTTTCCATAATTGAAATTGTATTTAGGATTGGCACCCCCTGCAGGACTCGAACCTGCGACCGGTTGCTTAGAAGGCAACTGCTCTATCCACTGAGCTAAGAGGGCATAAAAAAACCCCACTGAGTAGCGGGGTTTTCGAAAGTTCTGTTCAGATTAAGACTAACACTGCTTGATGGGATCAATCCCGGCAACGTAATCTTTGTGTTTTCGATGGTTGTAAGAACTGAGAACACCGGTAGACCAACTGCATTGGATGATAGGATCCTCCCCGGCGACCCAACGTTCTGAATGTGATTGTACAGTAAAATCTTCATAACTGAATACGTAGCACCGCTCCAATGGAGTCTCAATGTGCACGACAGTTACGAAGCCGAACTCCGCCACATCATCTACGTCCTGGACGCAAACGACGACATCATCATCAGCTACCACAACATCGCCTGGCGTAGCGAATGCAGCTGCGGTAAAGAGCACTGACATGATGAGTGTAAGAAACAACTTCATGATTTGTAATTGATTACTCTCCGAAAATAGTAAAAAAGTTCTTCAATGGAATCTTCGGTTTCATAAAGTCAACAACCGTGTCGGAGTACCTGACACGAATTGACTTCACATCCTTTGTGATGGGCTCATCAAGGAAGAAGGTAAGAGCGCAACCGTCTTTACAGTTGACACCGGTGTCCACAGAGATCGTATTTGACACGGTGCCATCCTCGTAAAGGATGTAGAGTTGCTCCATCTCGCCGAGGCAACAGCCGGTCATCCACCCCCGAACAGAGAGTGTAATGAAGTAGCTTTCGCGACCGGTACTGTGGATTACATGGCCTGACACACCGACAAGGCCCGCTCCATCACCATTGATGGCAATCTGCTCAACGGTACTCGACTCTGAGATGCTCCCGTTGAATGGATCCTTCTCCCTTGTAGCGAGAGACTGAGAAGATGCTGAGACTGTAGCCATCAGCATCAGAATGAATGCAAACTTTTTCATTCGATTGATAGTTGATTTTTGTGAATCTGACGTTTGGGTTTGAAAGGAGGAGGCACTACGTACGTCAGAATTTGAACCGTAGCACCGCCTTGTTTTACATTGATTTCACCACTTCGGACAAGCTCCAATAGCTGACCTTTTTTGGTTGATACGTAAGTGGACACAAACTGCCTGAGACCTTCTCGGTCGTCTTTCTCAACTGACGCCACTTTATCGCCAGTTGAATGACGTATTATCACGATCCTGAGTGACATACGGCATTGATTTTTGAATTTTACCTGATCCGGTCGCGTCAGTGAAAAACCGCCTGAGCACTTCATCAGCTGTGACCGAACCGCTTCTCTTGTACTTCTTTACATCACCGTCGATATTCACAACAACTACAGTGTATGGCTCGTCACTTACAAAGAAAGAACAACTCACCTTTATGTACTCAACCTTCTTTCCGTTGATCGAAACGTTTTGATTGAGGATCAGCTTTTCTTTCCATCCTTGCATAACCGGTAGATGTTTTCTTGAACCTTCTCTACTTTGAACTCTTCTTTCGGTCTACCCTTCATGATGATTCGTTTGTTCTCGAACATCATTTCGAGAGATTCCCGACTTGACATGATGGACTTTTCAAGCCTGACCATATCGTTGTAGAACGAGATTGAATCAAACACTTCGTGAGTTCCATCAGATTTCATCAACACAGCTACCGGGTACCGGTCCGAATCACCCTCCTTGAACAATACCAAATTCATGATCAATCAAATTTAGCAACAACCTCACCGGTATCAATGTCGTAGATGACACAATCATCGTTATTGATGTGCCGATTCTCAGCCTCATCTGAAGCATCGTGAAGGTTATCAAATGACGACTGAGAATCAGGAGTCCCGTTGTAGTTGTAGACATACTGAAGATGAGAATCAAGAGATCCTTCGTCGTACTCTTTGTTCTTCAAAAACACATGGTATCGCATAGCGTTCAATTTTCAATTTGAAAAAAGAGGGCAACCGAAGCCGCCCTCAATTATTAACCCTAAAACGTGCTCAATCATGGAGCAACTTCTTCTGTGTCAACATTGAAGTTGACAAGGTAGTCATACTCAAAAGTGTGGCACCCGAACTTCACGAGCTTCTTACCGTCTGAGTCGATGTACGCACCCTGAATAGCACCGATACTCGAGGTCTTAGCAACCGGGTTTTCAGCACACCGCTTCAAAGATTCCTGAAGCACCAATGCTTCTCGCTTTTTGATCCGAACACCTTGAGATGTGTAAACCACACCACCTTGATTTCGAATCAAATCGTAACATCCGTACTCCGGCTTACTACCGACATACGAGGTCTCACGATTCATGAACTTCTCTTTGGCAATTTTGTAATCCTTAATGAATTTCGCCCTCCGCTTTTTCTCTTCAGATTTAGCTCTCTGCTTCGCGAGCTTTGACCTTCGTTTCTTTTCCTCATCGCCTTTACTGAGAAGATTTTCTGCCTCCTCAAACGTGAAACACTTGATGAGCGCTTTTTGTGCAGCGGTCAGCTTTCGCTTGTCAACATCACAGTAGTCAACATACTTACGCATTGCACGTAAAGCGCTGTTGATCTCACGTGAGTAGTCACGCTTCTTTGCTCGAAGTTGCGACCCATAAAGGCTGTACAGCTGCTCTTCAATAGCCCCAACAGCACCGATACTACCGATACGCACCGGCACCGGAAGTTCAATCACCTCAAGGTGACTACACGCTTTACGGATATACGAAAGGTGCGTGGACGTGGAAGAACTGTAATAGTAGTCAGTCACTACAACGATGCTACCTTTTTTGTAGGCAACTGTCGTCCGGTAACTCTTGATTTCAGACCACCCGTCTACATCTGACACTTGGTGGTAATGAAGGTTTGAACCGCTCACGTCACGACCAAGATCATGCGCGAAAGCGTGTGCTACTTCTCGATTTTTCATAATTGAAACGTATTAAGAGTTAATGATTTCTACTTCTGATCCTTCGATATCTTCACCGTACACCTCGCGGTAAGAGTATCCACACTCACGAAGACTCCAATGAGTGTACTGACACCCATCAAGTGTTACCGACTCACCGAGCTCAATGGTCATTGGTTTCTTGAGTGTAGCTTGAAAGGTAGACCCTCCACCTTGGAAGTCATCGAAGAACCCGTATTCAGTACCTTCCGGCACCACAATCTTGAGATCATCAAGGAATTCATCGGTGCAACCTTTGGCAACCCACACCTGATGCAGCTTACCGACATCAATTTCAACCTTCATACACAGAAGATTGGCACCGCTTGCGCTGTTCAACCACTCGTGGTAGAATTCAATAGGGTCTGCGACAGACTCATCAACGTATGGCTGAGACAGATCTTTGGTTGTGAGCAAGAACTCGGTGTCAAACTCATTGTTGATAGCACTGATAGCTTTGTTGACATTCATACCGAGCGCTCGCATAGCATCAGCGACATAAGAATCGCCTGACCACTCCTGACTCGAAAGCCAATAGCTATTCATACAGTCGTAATTGCTGTGGAACGAGATGAGCACACCAACGGTAGGTAGTAGCTGCTCGTAGTTGTAATCAACAAGAGGGTAAAAACCCTCGAACATCTCGAGGTAGTCTCTTGGTTCAGACAAATCTTCATCGCCTGAGAACGCTTCATTCAGTTCGTCAATGTGGTCTTCAATAGCTTCAAGACGAGCTGACTCATGAAGTTGGTGATGATGCTCGGAGTATTGCATATCGATATCACTTTCGAAGTCTTCAAACTCTCGAATGAAGTCGTACACACCTTTGTGTTTAACGAGATCTCGAACGTAATCTTTGTCTTGGTCGCTATACTCAACGCAGGTTTGAGTAGCTTCAATCTTCTGACCAATTTTATCGATTAATTCTTGTTGGTCTTTTGTCATGGTTGACACGTTTTTAGGGGGGGTTAATTACTGATTGACTTCCAACTTGTGAGGGTTGGGTATTTCACTTTCTTCGCTGTGCGACCTTCCGGCAACTTGAGCAGCTTGCCAGGTTCAACATCGTAGCGATTCCCGAGATCATCTTGAATGATAGCCGGGAAGTGTGAGAGGTTAGCCCACTGATTCATAGGGTATGTATTAAGGGTTGACTTTATTGACTTGGATCACGTCCATACTGTCTGAACGCTCATTCCACGTGATGATTTCGTACTTGACACCATCAAGCATATACACCTCTGCGTCACCCGCGTTCGGGTTACACATTTCATCAACAGGGTATGCACACTCGAAAGAACCTTGCTCTCGAATGTGCTCTGCGCTCGGGATACTCATTACAACGCTCGTTTTACACGTTCAGAATCTCGGAAGAACGAATCTTCCGAAGAGTTTTGAATCCCATGAGATGAGAGAACATCTCGAAGCATATCTCTTCGAATAGCCATAGAAGCAGGAGATTTCCGCATATCTGCTCGAGCACCATTGATGTCATCAAGCACCATGATGGTGTTAACTGCTTTGCGGTAATCCTTAGCATCGCGAATGATTGATTCAGGGTTCTCTATTTCCTTCTCGAGTTGCTCGATGCGCTTTTTGTCGCCTTCAGCGTAAGAGATGTTGTAATTGTCAAACTTATCGACATCCAACACCTCACCTGACTTACAGATCTTGAGTCGGTACATATCCCGGAAGACCAACTCATACTGCTTGCCACCGAATGTCTCCTCAAGAGACACACAGATAGCTTCCGGAATCACCTCGCGAAAGTTCCATTCGTAACGCTTGGTCATCCGCTTGCCGGCCAATGATTCAACAACTTTTCGAGCGCGACAAAAGATGTCGTACTGACGCTTTGCATCAGCAAGCTCTTCTTTGAGGATTTCTACTACTTTCATGATAGTGTGAGGGTTTTAAGTGTGTGAATTTGAGCCCCGATGAGGTCGCACCTCATATTGACGATATCGTGAGAGAGGTCGGGGTACATCTCTTCGAGTTGATGGTAGTGTGACCTTGTGTCATCTGATTGGTCAAACTCATCTGCCAGGTCGTAGCCTTTTTCACGCGCAGTGAAAACCGCGATGAGCGTGAACGAGACAAGAGACAGCTGCTTACGGATAAGAGTCTTCCGAACAGGGTCGTCAACCTTTTCTACAACCGTCATGAAGTGAGACACAAAGTCAGCGACGAAATCCAACTTTGACTCGTAGCCCCACGGGATGTTTCCGTAAGGGTCATATGCTACGTCTTGCGCAGCGTCAAGGTAGTCTTGAGTTTTCATTTGTTCAAAAAGTTTTCGACCTCATTCATCTGCGCTTCAATAAGACTGATCGTGATGAAGTCTACGTTCGTATTCAGATTCTCTTCCCTTGCGATGAGGTCGTACAGGCTTTTGTAGACGTTGGTGTACCCGTCTTTATCAAAGTAGTAGGCGATAGGCTTACCACCTTTAGACACGAACCCCACAACCTTATCAGCTCTACCGTAGTAGTCTTCGTGGAACTCGTATTCGGTATCACCGAAATCAGCCGGCTCAATATCCACAAACCAAGTAACCTCATCGGGTAGGATGAGGTGATTGAGTTGGTCTACACACTCGTCTGAGTGTAGGTCAACAAGGTCGTGAACATCCTCACCGAGGTAATCCTCTGCAATCTGGTCAAACCTTGCTTGTGCTGACGTTTCCGTCATGTGCAAGGTTGGGGTATCTGAGATACCTTTCTTGATGACAGTAATGACGTGTAGTTTCATACGATTTCTGATTTTTGTTGCTTCAAAGCGAGAGCTGCATCGGACCGGTACTTGTACATCCTCTTAGTAATGAAGGAGGATCGGAAGTCATCAATCGAGACATCATCCCAACACGATTTGACTACCTCGCCATCCTCTACGGTGTAGTAGTCGTCACCCTCTTTGAATGTTTGAAGAGGGTTTTTCACGTATGGCGCCGACGTTTTATCGAAACACCGGCCGGTAGACGTACTGAACCCTGAAAGGCTCTCGATGTGCTCTTCGATTTTGCGAGCGATTTTGTTTCGCTCATTATGATCTTTGACCACCTCTTCGATGCCGAAGTAGATGGCTGTGTATAGGTTACTCATCGTAGAGTGTATTTAGGGGTTTCGAATTGAACATGATTTCCTCTTGGAATTCCTCCCAATCGTTACCGATGGAATGAATAAGAGACTCGACCACTTCGTCAGCGGGGCAGAGGTAACCTACCGCACCTGCGTTCGTCACTGACGTAACCACAATCACAACCTGGTCGGGATCGTAACAGTAGTCGTAAATGATTCGGTGCCGAATCTCATCACGGTACTCGTGAATCAACTCAACACTGAACGGCACGTAATCTTCAATCATCCGCTTCAGAAGCCATTCAACGTATGGCTTTGCGCTGATTGTAGATATTGGTGACGCGCACCGGTTACACTTACACTTTTGACCCGGCTTAAACACGGGTTTGTTCGGGTTTGCAAGCGCAACAATATCATCGCTGTCGCACTCGCTACATACATTGATGTACTTCATGGCTACTCTTGATCGAAAATAAGTTCCGGAGTATTACCGTGCTCAAGTTCAGCCCGTGCTTCCTTGATGGCATCCTCCACATTGTTGATTGGATTCTCAGTAAAGAACCCAGGCTCACCTTTCTCGTACGAAAACGTGAGCGTAACAGTGATGGTTTCGTCACTCATAACTGAATGGATTTTGAACCGATGAGAATTGATTCCGCTGTTACTTGAACAGGCACGATTCGTTCGCCTTGTTCTGAATAGGCAATGACATTCACCGTAACGTATCCGTACTTGCGGATTGCCGTGCCAGTGAAAAGTCGGGCGCCACAGCGTGAACCTTTGATTATTACGTCAGCAGCCCGCTTCCTACAAAGGTTACGGGCTGCTCTTGCAATCGAGATAATGTCGTCGTCAGCGATTGGCTGACGGGTGTGAATCGGTATCATACGAGGTGGGTTTGGTTTCTGTAGATGAACGGTACTTTTGACTTGATCCACGCTTTAACTTCATTGAATCGCTCTTTACGGTGTTCCTCAATCCAATGATCAATAGCGGGTTTCGCGTGTTCGAACAGACCGTTTTCGTCCCAATCATTATACCCAAAGAAACCACCACAACTACCAATTTGCTCACCATCTTTGGTTTCACATTCATACCTGTAGATGTCATTTGTCAGGTATTGGTCATAGACCTTAACCTCATCTCGCATCCACTCTTTGACATTCTCTTTGCGCTTGGCACTCCACTTCTTCCAATCGTGTCCAAGTTCATTGACGGTATCCAATGTGGCGTAGATAAACCCAACTTGCCCCGAGTCCCAAGGGCAGCTGAACCCGCCTGTACTCATAGTTATGCCTGAATGATCGTACAGGTACAGGGGCAACATCACGTATCCTTTCGCTTCAAGTAGGTCTTGCAGCTTGTGGATGTAGTCCCGTCTGTCCATACCATCTTTCAGGTATTTTTCTTCCATCTCCCACTCATCCATATCTAACTCAGATGCAAAGAAGTCATCGACGTCTTGGTAGTTGTGTTTATCACCGAGATCATAATTTGGGTGCCAACAGATCATCCTTCCGGCATGACCGTCCCAATCTCTCCGAGGGTTGTTACCGAATCCGTCATCTTGATAGATGTTAATCTTGCAACCTCGGTAGTTTATTTGTTCAACTAAATCGTTCATACGTTTGCTGTTACTGCGAGGATGAGATTATCCTCAAGCATGTCTTTGAATTCAGACACCTTCATATCCCACACACCACCATGCTCGAGGTTATTGATGGTGTATTTTTGGATTGAGGTATTGAAGAACGTCAGGCGCACCTGAGCACCGGCAACTTCACCGGAATAGAAGCACCATTTGTCCTTGTTTTCGCGACGCATCTTGTTCATTGCGTTCACGAATTCACTGACGGTGTTGAACCGTTTGATAGAATTACTTTCCATCGTTATACGTTTTAGGGGTTTGTACTAAATGTCTTGTGTCACGAAAATGACGATGTGCGCACCTCGCAGGTACAGAGCAAACCCGTCGGGCAACTCTTCCTTGCGATGAGGTACACCTGAGTATCCCGCGATTTCCTTTGCGCGTCGAATGATCGACACGTCGGTAGCACTCTCAGGCATATCGAACTCATCGCGTTTCACCCACGAGTAGTTCGCCTGACCACCGAAGGTATCAGTAACCTCGATTCGCCATTGGAATTCATCTTCGATACCCCATAGTGCAGCGTACTCAGACTGTACCGCAATCTTGAGGTCATGCGGAAGGTCAATGAACTCGATTGGTTTACCGAGGTGTGAGTACACAGGCCGGTCAGGTAGTTGTTCAGCGTTGCAATGCTGATAAAAACCTTGCGGGTGGCAAGGTTCTCCTGACGCACCGATAATGACGAACTCACCATTGAATCGCTTTCGCGTGAAGACAATGGTGTACCGGTCAAAGGTTTCACCTCCGTTGTCGTAGATGCGGAGGTATTTCGGGATGCCGTTCGGCATCAGCTGATCGTATCGGCTCATAGTTTCTTGTTGATTTTCTCTTCAATCCTATCGACTGTCTTTTCAAGTTCCGATGTCTTGGAATCAAGCAGCAGTGTCAGTGTTTCAATGTATTTGAATGAGCACATCACAAAGTGGCGTCTCACTTCATCAATGCAGTAGAAAGGCTCACCTGATTTGTAATCCTTGTGCAGGTGCATAACGAGAAACGGGTACTCGTCATAAAGCCATTTACTGAGTAGTTTGATGTCAGCTTTGTACTCGTTAACGAACACGCGATAGCAGAACTCAGGCGTTTCGCGAGAGTAACCGGCATTCGTGATGTGGTCAGTCATCATAATTGCCCGTTCTCGACTGTTCATTTCATCCCAAGTGAGCAGGAACCAACGCTCTGAATCTCGAGGATCCATTTGCGGGTTGGTTTGAATCTCAACCTCAACCATTTCGTCGAGGATGCGTTGTGTTTTTTCGTCTTGGCTCATAACTCAAACCTTCCTTTGATTTCGTTTACTTTCAGCATTCCGAGGTGAGTGAGACCGCTCACACCCCAATAGTCTTTCTCGTCGTGAAGTGACTGCATGTACCTCAAAAACTCCAACTCGTCGGCGAGCACTCGAAACTCTTCTTTGATCACTTCCTTACCAAACATGCGAACGAGAGACTTTACTGTCTCTGTGTTGTATCGGGTAGTGATGATACGATGTTTGTAGTCTTCATTTACAATGAGAGCTACCGCACATTTCTTGTTATTCGGACCGAAGTAGAGACAATTTCCGTTTACCATCGAGCGATTGCCCGAATGGTAGTGATTGACCACGAGGTCAAGATACTCGCGGGCTACTTGTTTAACGTCTTCTGTCATAGCTTTTGATTTTGCCGTTGGTCGCAGTGAAAAAGCCGGGACGCACGCTCTCACTATGAGACGGCATCCCGGCAATTTACCCCTACAAAATGTTACCAATTACTCAAACACTGTGGGCGTTCGCCGCGTTTGAGTTTGAATTCCTTCCCGTTACGAATCTCGTAGACGGAAGTATTGTGTGTGGTCGCGCACGATGCCAGTAGTGCACCGAGCACGATGATGATTACGATTCGTTTCATTTGTACTCTTGTTTGCTCGCCACAAGTGAGAAGACAGACAGAGCGGAACAACTCAGCCCGATAGTCCACAAACCGGGTATTATCTCGCTATTCTCTTTCGCGTTCATCCAATTCAATTCAGGTACACCATAGAACACGGCATACGCGCACCATCCCGCGATAAATGCGCAGAACACACCGTACGCAAGGAATGTAAGACTCGTTTCGTTTTTCATAGCCACACCTCCGTTTCGGGATACACTGCGTCATCGGGCACGATAGAGCGCAGAATACTTTCGACGCGCACCATGAAGCCCCACTTGCTCGTGAACCCCAATTTATAGTTCTCGATTTCATCGCAAACCTGAGCGATTGCCTTCGGTTGTTCGCGCATAGCTTTAGCCACGAGTTTCGTGTTAAGTTCGAGTTCAAACGTTAGATCATTCATCGCTTTGCTTGTTTGGTTCAACAATTACGCAGGTGCATTCATCATTGAATACAGCGCGTGTGCGTTCTCGATATTTCCACACACCTATAGTAGTGTTTGGTCGTTCGGCAACGATTGTGTCACCAACCCCGAACTCATCGGGGATCTCGTGTACGACTACATCGATAGACGTGTTTTCAAAATCGCATCGGTGCGAACTTGTGCCACACGACGCGAGCGCGACGATTGCCGCGCTGAGGAATAAGAACTTTTTCATTGTTGGGGTATTAAAAAGCCCGACGAATTGCCGGGCTGTGGTTGATAGATTTGTTTGCTTGTTTACACGGGAGATTCGTCTCCGAATTTTTCACGTGCCTCTTCGCGTGTACCTATGAACAACTCAGCTATTGAGTTTTCCTGAGCGTACTCTTCGTGTTCCTGCATAAAGTTCATCCCTTCTATGCTGTTGAATTTTCGCACTCCTGAGAACTGCATTTCGCCCCGGTTCTCCCAATACTGAAATATAAATTCAGATTCGATTTTCTTGATAAGGTTATCCATTTGTAGGGGTATTAAAAAGCCCGCGTAAAGCGGGCTATGGTTTGTGAATAATTGAGCGCACCGATGCACGACCATCGTGACGGCGTTACCGTAGTGCGCTGAGGTTGTCAGAATCTTAGTTCTGACTGAATTCGAACGCTGAAGTTTTGCGTTCGGTGTACTCCATACCGCTACTCATCTCGAGTGCGTACAGGAGGTTCTCTCGTACTTTGTCCGCATTTTTCAGCGAAACGCGGAATGTTGACCCGCTCGAGGTTTGGAGCGTTTCACTATCGACCACAACCTCGTCATCAACAACAACCTTGATTGTGAACGGAATACTCTTACTCCAAACGTGTTTCGCGTTCGGGTATTTATCCATCTTCGAGCGCATTTGCTCGAAAGCATTTGCCGCCGCGTGCACAAGCGCTTTCGCACCTCGTGAAGATTTAATTTCGCGAGCTACTGCAAAGAACTCGCTTGTAGTTTTCGCACCCTTAACCATACGGGTTTGGGTAAAGGTAATTTTCAAACTTTTCATAGCTTGATTATTTAAGGGTTAATAAAAAAAAATTGAGCGGTTGCAGGACTCGAACCTGCGCAAAGAGGTAAGGGTATAACCCTCATACTTTATATACGACTATATCGTACCCTAAGCAACCGTTAACCGCTTAAAGTGTGTTATTACTTAAAGCGGACGCACACCACCAAGCGCACGACCGTAATAAGTAAAGCTAAGGTTTCCAATAGTTAACCTTAGTACAATATCCTCTATTCACGGGTATTTAATCCGCGCCCCCGACTATTTCAAGTTCTATATACTTCGGTGCATATAGATTTTTTTACGGGAGTTCAACTTTACAAGGTGCTGAGGTAGCTACCTAAGTGAGACTACTATCAACCGCAACCGCTTTTTACCGCGGTTTGTCTCGGTTCGAACGCAAATGTATCTTATTAACTTACTACTTTGTCAACCTATAGGTAGCTATCCTAATCATAGGCAAAGTAAGGCAATAAGGTAACACCCGCCCCTTTCGGTTTACACACTTAGTTTCGTGTGTTCAGCGGTTGCAACCCTTAAAGGGTGCGCGTTACAAGCAATATTTCAATATCTTTCTAATTAAGCGGATAACCCTTTGTTATTAACTTCCTACAATCAACCCGCGTTGACAGTATCGGTTTACTAACCTTTCGCCGTTAACCGTTCGGACGTTTCCTACTTAGAAAAGGGGTACTCGGACGTATTCACAGGACGTGAACCGTAGCCCTAACACTTCAACTGTTAACTGTAGTTATTCGAGCGGACAGAAATAGGCGCTAACCTTACACGCTACTACAGAAGCAAACAAAGTACATACCTCGCAACCTCTTCGGGTTAGTGGGTAAACGTTTCTACCCTTTCGAGACAATGCAAATATAGGGCAACTAAAACGATATATCCAAATTTGGAGATAAAAAAACACGTAACTACCTGAAAATCAGCGCAATAAAATGAAACAACCCCTACGTACGCGCGCGCGTATCATATACGGGACAGGTTCACCGAACTGTTAACGGTGCAAAGGTCAGAAGCGGTAAAATAACGGAGCGGTAAACGTAACACGCTGAAAGATATAGGGGTTAGGAGGGGGGAGCTAAACCGTCACTTCACTCCCCGCCCGTAACACGCTGACCTTCACCATTTTATCCTCACACAACGAGGGCTGCACCTCAACCCTGACAAGGCAATAGGGCAACCGACGACGACCAACGGCAATAACGGTAACACCCGCCGGCACTATATAATAAGGGGGGGTACCCTTAAAAAGGAGGCTCATTTCAGCGGCTTTATGGCGGCTTTCGGCAGCGGTTTTCGGCTGAGATCAGGTGGGGGCGCTTTGGGCCTAACAGACCCCCACTCACACCTTAACCACTTCCACACATTTTCCCTTATTTCACCACACAACAATCCTTATTCCGGCTTCCGGTCCACTATTTAAGCTCTTGCAGTGTGCTTATTGCAGAGGCCATGCAGTGTCGCTTCGCGGTTTCAACATCAAGAGAGAGTTTTGTCTCCCTTCGGGTCGATCCACAGGTGATCCAGAGGTCTTCGACGCCCTGGAACCCCAGTGTTTCTGACAAAAGGACAGTAAAGAATATAAGGGCGAATTACGTTGTTTACTGGTTGTCAGGGTATTAAGGGGTCTATAGTGTTACAATACTGTAACAACTTGTTATCGTACTGTAACGTTTCAACTTTTTTTTGATAGATTGCGGCATTATTCACCTCAAATACTGATTACCAATGACCATACAGCAACTCAGTGATATCCGGCCGGTGTGTCTTGAGACCTTTATTGATCTTCTTAACGAGGGTTGGGCCGCTTGCACTGCTCCTACAGCCACTTACCTCTACAGTAATTTCGAGTTGTCCGACATTGTGAGGTTGTCTGAAGTGGATGTTGAATCACCTGCCTCAAACCCAGATGCTTATTACGCTGTCAAGGAGTGGGAGATTGGAGAGATTGAAGGGTGGCTTGTCTTATTTCACTTGAGAGGCCAGAGCAGAAGGTGTGGTAGGTGTGGTAAGATTGACTACAAGACAAGGTTCTGTGCTCAGCGGCACCTGGATGCTATCAAGCACAAGGAAAAAGATAAGAGCAAGGTGATTCCTCAGAGAGTCTACAAGTGCGGGTGCGGATCATTCCTGCTTACCTCTGAGAAAGAACCGAAACACGAATTCGAATTACCATTCCCTAAAAGAAGACATCTTCCAAATGATACTCGCGAAACTGAAAGATAAGAGACTCATGACTCCCGTAGAGGACAGGCCGTTCGACGCTACGCTGCCTGACATCTACATTGAGGAGCTTGCCGGCGGGTACTGCAAAGCACTGTCTGTTGCATTCACCTCGGAAGGAAGGTTCATCGGTGTGTTTAACTGCACACTGAAGATGAACGGTGAAAACCTCAAGAGCGTAGCCACAGCAGAAATTATCATTGACTCGGTGCAATTCATCGACAAGTCAGAAGCCTACATAACCAAAAAGAAATCAGCTGTGCCGGCCAGATCATTCGCCGACATCAGCAAAAACTAAAACCTTATGTATTTAGAAATCCCGAAATACCCGGAAGTAGCATGGGTCGAGAAAAAAATCAATGATTTCGCCTCTTCAGAAGAAGGGTATAGGCAACTCATAGAGGTCAACATAGCGACCCACTTTGATATTCCCAATAATGAAAAGATCTCCATGACAAGGAGGTACATAAGAACCGAAGCGGAGCCCCTGCATAGGTTTGTGTCTCAGTTCCTCAGAGAGGCATTAGATCAATTCATGGTCTCGAAAACCCCTGAAGAACTCCTTACCGCACAAAAGAAAATCAAAAACCAACAGCCATGATTCACATTTTAGAAGAAACAATCCCGTACTTCGGGCTACTCGGGTGGCTCACCGCCCTCGTCTTACTCATCATCGCCATCGCTACAACACGGAAGGCGATTGTCCTTAGAAACATTTCCGATGATCTATCAAAACAACTGCATATTTCATCCCTGGAAAAATCCGGTCTGCAGCAAGACAATAAGGTGATGGGCGCCGAAATAAGGAGGCTCAGAGACAAAGCCGATCATCTCGAGAAGGTAAGATTAGGGATGAGCGAGGTAATCAACAACCGGGAAGCCAAAATCGACATGCTCACCACAGAGCTCGGGAAGCAGAAGATGAAGTACAGCTCACTCGTGAAAAAGAATGACGACCTCATCGTAAGGAACGCATCCTTGGCCAGGAAACTCAAAGAGAAAGCAGAAAGCAGACCGGACCGCGATCCTAAAACCGGAAGATTCATCAAGCGACCATGATAGAACAAGCCCCAAAAATAAAGTCGCTCGACCGGCGAGTGATGATCGCATCCTTCATCCAATCCCGGAAGAAAGTGGAAGAGGTGTTCAGAGTGGTTGAGAAACTGCAGGTGTCCGAAGACCTCAAAGAAGCAATCCCGGAAATGTTCGAAGCACTCAAAGCGGTATGCTTCGAAGTCAACTTCAAGACAGAAGGTGATCCAATTCACCACCAACACGACGGCCTGCTCAATCAGATGTTCGACTCCCGGCCCGACATCAAGGTCTTCGATGATAATCACGATTGGTACGTGCACTATTTGTGGACATGCCTCTGTGAGATCCAAGCCATCACCTCATCGCTGATCCTTAGAGAGATGGTTGGAGCTATCAATCTGTCGGATCAAACAAAGTCTGTAGTGCATGAACTCGGTAGGAAAAATGTCAGGTGTATGACACTGACAATCAGCGAGTTTGTGTAGTTCAGTTAAAGCAATACTTCAATGGGATTAGATGTGCTCGACAAAGTGCCGAGAGGGGAACCTGTCTACATAAAGCAGGGCGATGTTTACGTGGAAGTTGCAGTCTATTACCCTGAGCACGAGGAAGAAATAAGGAAGGAGGTCTGGCGCATAGCCGGAAGAAAATACAAGTACATGAGTATTTTTCAGAAGCTCGAGAAGGAAGCTATTGCTAACCTGAGCAAGAACGCATACCTGGTCCTGTGTTGGATGAGGGCCCACATGAAGCGCAACAACTTCGTGAGAGCGACTGTGCGCGAGGTGTGCTCGTCAATCGGCTCATCACCCAACACGGTATCAGCTGCTATCAAGGAGATTGAGAGCCGGGACTACATCAAGCGACATAAGGGATCTTTGTACCTTGTCAATCCAAGTTTCGGCTTTCTCGGCACCAAGACAGAGCGAGCCAGGTTATCAAAACGATTCTATGAGGGAAGAGACATACGCGGACAGGAGGATTCAGAGCGATCCTGACAACTGCTTTTTCTGTGGCCGGTACACCGGGATACACGCAAGGAACAGCACAACAGTTGATCACTTACATCCCAAATCTCAAGGCGGAAACCTATCGAAAAAAAACAAGGTGTACTGCTGTAACGAGTGCAACTCTACAAAAGGAGACCTCAGTGTCGAAGAGTTTCTGAGGGTCATACTCGCGATGGAAAGACAGGAAAGGTCTCGCCACAAAAGGCAGATGGGTTACTTCAGGAGGGTTCGTAAAGCAATCGACGGCCTGAAAGCTATCAAACGAAAAAACCCTTCGGAACAGTAGAGACCGAAGGGCTTTTGCGTAACTGATAACAAAGAAAAACCCAGAACCGATGTTCGAGACAACACAAATATAGCGGAATGAAGTTTAGAATCGCGGTACGCGAAGTAGAAAAGAAGGAGTGGTTCCCGGAGTGGGAAGCGCAGGATTACCCGGACGACTTCTGGAATTGGATCAACTCCATCAACGAGAGTTTTGCCAAGCGAAAATACTACCGGCCCTTTGAGTTGTACCGTGTTCAGCAGTACCACTGGATGCAAGACACGAGCCACATCACCGACTTCCGGCATGAGGAAGATCAGATAGAATGGCTCAAGCGAGAGATTTACCGGTGCCGGACCAACTCTCTCTACGCATGCAACAAGTACGGTTGGCTTAAAGACGGTGATGACATTTCCGGCGACGGGGTTGTCAAGTTCAGATCCTTCCCGGCCCAGGAGATCATCATGTATCTGATTGACATCCTCATGTCGCTCATCATCGCCAAGGGGCGACAGATTGGTGCGACATCAGCGCTCACGCTGCAGTCAATCATGACCATCAACTTCAACAAGAACTTCTTCATCAAGTACATCGCCAACTCCAAGGACAAGGGTGAAGAGATCTTCGGCGACAAGATCAAGGATGTCAACTCAGAACTCAAGTCGAGATATCCCTGGCTCATAAACCCGGTGCTCAACGACAGTAAAAACGAACTCAGGTTCGGAAAGAAGACAGCCAAGGGTCAGATCACCGGTATGAATTCGCGCATCTACGTGGACACTCCACACAAAAATGCGATCAACGGTGGATCTCCTCAGCGATCACTTGTCGATGAGATCGGTCTGATTGACAACATGAGCTACTCGCCGATGATCAACGAAGCTCGTCCGACGCAGTACCGATTCAACCCGGTAACAGGTAAACTCGAGCTTGTTCGTCAAATCATCTCATGGGGTACCGGAGGTGAGATGGAAAAGGGTGGTGCACAGATGGAGGTTGAGTACAAGGCCGCCAAAGAAGCGTGGCTCGACAAAGACTTCTCATTCGGTATCATACCGATATTCCTGGACTGGACAGCGCGTCCCGGCGCGACCAAAGAGATCTACGAGAAGGAGCGGAAGTTCTACTACCGTAAAGCTGAGAAAGAGAAGGACACCAAGCACATCATCCAGTTCCACCAATCATGGCCATCCACAGAAGAGGATGTGTTCATGAGGAACTCCAACACGATGATCTCACGCGATAAGATCAACGCTCACATAGCCAGAGTCAACGAGCTTATCTATCAGGGTGAAATCGAATTTGGCTACTTCGATCCGGTCTACGACTACAATACGCCATACCCGGATCACTTCAAAGTACCCTACAGAATCGTTGGCGCCAAATGGGTCAAGACAGAATCCTACACCGACCCAATGACGAAGGCTTTTGTCCGCCGGAAACCGGAGCCCTGGAAGTACAGGTGGTACCAGGGGATAGACCCAATCAACTCGGAAACCGGTAAATCAAAATTCTCATCATCCATCTGGGACCGGTACCACAACGACATCGCTTCCGGTGTATTCTACCGCGAGAAGGATTATCAAATGTGCTACGTTCAGGCACTCCTGCAGAAGATGTACTACGGGAAGATGCAAGGCGTGGAGTGCGAGACGCTGATTGAGAACAACATCGGTGACGACCTTATGAACTTCTGGGAGCTACTCGAATGCGACTACGGAATCATGAGTCAGCAGCAGCTACCTCCATACATGAGAGCGCGAAACCCCGGAAAGTGGTGGGGGATCAACAACAAGTCGCACAACGCCGGCCAGATTACAAACACCATCAAAGCGATGATTGACATGTTTGGCGACAACATTGATTCGCTTTGGTTCTGGCTGCAGGTCAAAACCTTTGTTGAAAAACCTGTTGGTAACGGAAGCAACCAGGTGCGCGAAACAAGATGGCAAGCTCAAAATAAGGAGGTCGATTACGATGACCACTTGTTCAGCTCAGTGTTTGCCTACATAGGCGCAGAATGCGAAACAAGACCACCGGTTGAGGTCAACCCTAAAAAAGACGGAGGCGTCAAGAAAAAACAACTGAAGTACGTCAACCAGAATGGTTCCCTCGTGCTTGCGTATGTGGACAGCAAAGGCAAAATAGTGGGTCGCCCAACTGTAAAATTCTGATTCAAAGGATTTTTTATACTTTCGTGTCAACGGATCCGGATGAACCGGGTCAGATCATAAAAAACGATCAGTTAAATGAAAAAAGCAGCTTTAGCAGTTGTACTGAACACAGTTCAGGCAACCGCAGGTGACCTCGATCTCTTGAGGAACGTAATGACCCTCACCGGTCTTGGTGAAGGTCTCCGATTGGCAGACCTGGTGTCTGTAAACAAAGAAACCTACGCGGCCGGCACCGCTTCTGTCAAGACGCTTGACGTGAGCTCCGGTATCAGCCTCGTAGCAGAAGCAACTTACCGCTTGAAGGTATTTTGCTCGAAGACAAACAAGTCCCGTGAGTACACCTGGACTTCAGGCGCTTCAGCACCAACGGCGGCAAACGTAGCGACAGCCTTGGCAGCAGCCATCACCGCTGATCAGGGCAACGACAACCGTTTGGTTTCTGCGACCTCATCAACCGCTGACCTCGTGTTGACACTGTTGGATGTGGACAATGGAGACTTCCAGATTCAGGTGACTGTTGAGGGAGCCATTCAGACACTCAGTATCTCTGTCGGAACTGCGTACGTAGCTCCTACCGGTACTTTCGAAGTGTTGAGGGAGCTCACCGGTCTTCCGGAAGGAACCGGCCTGAACGAAATCAAGACTGATGGTCAGTACACCACGTACGAAACTATCCTCCGTAAGTACGTCAACCACAACGAGGTAGGTGGTGCACAGGTTGTTGCTCCCCTCAAGGTTGTGATTGCCGTCGAGGAAGGCGCGGCTAACGCGGGAGCGCTCGTCACAGCGATTGACGCAGTATTCGGTGGAACCCACACTCCGGCCACCGACTATGATGGTGTTCCATCTGCATAAGGTGTGTAATTTTTGGTTAAGGTTTAGAAGAGAGGGCAATCGCCCTCTTTTCTTATTTTTGAGCGTATGAAACCCAAACTCGAAGAGATACTACAGATTTTTGAGCCGACAACCAGGTCGCTCATGAGTACCTACCCGGAGCTCGAAAAGCATGAGGAGTTCATGGAGCTTGGGAAGTCAAAAGAGCTTGAGCTGTGTTGGTACATAGGGTGTCAGACATCACCGATAAAGAAGAAGTACCCGAACAAAGTTGACTGCGTAAGAGCAGCTCTCAAGGAGGTCTACTCGAAAGAGTACATCGAATCTAATAAAGAGCTGAAAGACATGTATGAAGGAAAATCAATACCTTCACGGATTGTAAACGCAGCCAATCGGTTTTCTACATTTGAGGTTTCAGCCAGACTGAGAAGCCGCATCCTCAACAACATGATCCTGAAGAACCTTGAGAGGATCCTGTATATTGATGATGAAGATTGGGAAAACATGGACCCGGACCAAATGAAGGGTTACACAGCTACAGCGAAATCAGCTCTTGATTTGATGCCGAAGGTTCTCGAGAACATCGAAGGCGGATACGGACTGATAGAGAAAGAAGTGGGTCAGGACGAGAGGATTACAGAGATAAACGAAGTCCTTGTCAGCATTGATAAAGTCACCCAATAATGATCGGATCCAACCAGTTTGTTCAGCTCAAAAAGCCGAACAGAGAAACAAGCAATAAAGACGAGAAGTACCACTCAGACTATGGTAAGTGGGCCGCGTCTTCAATAAATTCCTCCGCGTACCTTCACTTTCTTGAGAAGTGCTACGTGAACTGGTGTTTCTACAAGGGTCGTCAATACCAATGGATATACGAAGAAGATATGGCCGGGTTCTTCCTGGACGAAACCGGAAGCCCCAGGCACCGAATCAGGATCAGCCACAACCTCATCAAACCAATGGTCAACTACTTCGTCGGTAATTCCATACGGACGGAGTTCAAATCAAGAGCTGAATCAAGAAACGATCTGGTCAAAAACAAGATAGATCAACTCGTAGAGAAGTTCTCAAGCCTTCACGACATCATAGAAGACATCCCTCAACTCGAGGAAGTCATAAGATCACAAGTCCCTCTTGGCGAAAACAAGGATGAGACCGAAAGACTTATCCGGATGTCATCCATCGACGAGGTGACGGACGCTATGAACAGCCTCATCTCGATCCTTTCAGAGCGAGTCAATGATGAGGAGATTAAGGTTCGCGGAGCGAGATCTCTTGCGCTTTACGGCATGGCGGTTTACTACGGTGTGTCAAGAAACCTTCAGTACACCGGTAAGCGAATAGACAGCTACCTATACTTCTGGGACACCAACGCCAGGGAATCAAACCTGCAGGACGCTGCGTTTATGGGTCACATCGAATACAGCGATGTCCCTCAGATTGCGGAATACTACCAGAACCTCACATCAGAAGAACTTAAAACCCTCGAAGCTCACGCTTCGGCGGTCGCCGGCCACCCGACAAGGTTGATTTCCCAGAAGATGAACAATCAGACCGGTAACACGGTGATGGTTGTTCATTCTTACTGGAAGGATTACGCCAAATACCTGTACGGTTGGGTGCGCGATGATGCCGGGTACATATCGCTTGAGCGAATTGAAAAAGACGACAAGTATTCAAAGAAGGATCTTGTCAAGAAGTCAGAGCTCAACGACGATCAGCTTGCCATCACCGGAGGCGACACAAGCAAGTATGTCATCGTAGAGGAAATCAGGTACTGCATATTCACTCCCGGTGAGTCATTGGGAGGTGGAGTGAACACCGGTGGAAAAGACATCGTTTACGAATACGGTGTTCTTGAAGACCAGGAGGATGACCCTGTTTACCCGGAAAGCTCAAGGTATCCATACAAGGTGTCCACCTGGGCCTACGAGAACGGGGAGGTGTTGACTCCGCTTGACGACGCTATCGACCCGCAGAGGATGATCAACAGGTTGTTCTCTATTTCCGAGTCTCAATTCAACAACGCGCACGGATCCGGAACAATCGTCGCGGCTGACGCGATAGATGATGAAGAGGGTGATGTTGGCCTTAGCGCGAAGATGAAACGAGGTGATGTCATCACTGTAGATGCAAGGAAGTACAACTCAGTGCACAACGCCATCAGTGAGTACAAGAGCAACATGGGCGACGCTCCTCAGCAGATTGCCGGTTTCATAAGCATGGTTCAGCAAGCGTTCAGAGAGATGACCGCTGTAAACGATTCGATGACTGGATCCACAGGAACATCCAACGCGCTTGTAGGTGTTGTTCAAGAGCAGATCAATCAAGGTACACTTGTTCAAGAGCCGTTCTTCTACGCTCTTGCGAGCTACATGAATCAGATCTATCAGAACATGGCTCATGTAGGCCGGAAGGTTTACTCAAAGTATCCGAAGATGCTATCGCTGTTCGCCGGCGACAGGGCAAGGTCAATCGTGCAGAACATCGAAGACATGTCTCTTGAGTCTTGGAGGGTATTCATCAAGAGGGCTGAACCAGAGTCAACCGAAGTACAGAAAGCCGACAACCTCATCTTCATGCTGCTTCAGTATCAGATGATTGACGCAAATCTCGCATCGAAATTGCTTGGCCGGTCAACGACTGACCTGGTGTACGACCAGGTACGCAAATACCAGGGCAAACTCGCGCAAGCTCAAGAAGAGCAAGCTCAACAAGAGCAAGAGATACTTGCGGCTCAAGCTGAAGCTGAAGAGCTTGATAGGCAACAGCAAATGGAGATGTCCCGACAAGAATCCGACAGGGACCAATACAATAAGGATGCGGACCGAATGGTAGACTACGTGAAGTCGCAAGAGAGAAACGAAAACAGTCTTGAAAGAGATTTGCTTAAATTGAGCGCACAATAAAAACAGGATTAAAATGGCTTTTGACAACAAAGGACAAGGGGGTTCCCCGGCGCCATCAGGAGGTAAGACCGAGGATAATCCTTTTGAAGGAATGGACCGCGAGGAGGTGGAGAACCTCTACAACCAGGGTCTTGATTACGTAAAGATCGCTCAGGACAAAGATTCTGACGATTACAAACAGATGGTGGAAACTCTCAGGGTGGCTGAGGAATTCCTTGGTATTTCTGAAGACGAAGGCGGAGCATCTGGCTTTTCTTCTGAAGACGAGGATCCAACCACAGGAGACGGAGACCCTGAAGAGGAAGAAGAGGAAGAGGAAGAGGAAGAGGAGGAAGAGGAGGAAGAAGAGGAAGAGGACGAAGACGACCCGTTTGGAATCAAGCAAAAAACAGGTAAATCGAAAGTCACTGACGGCGTAAAGTCGTGGGATGACTTCGTAGCCAAGATGGGCCTTAAAGGAGGTCCAAAGGAAGCATACGGTTCCGTTAAGAAATGGAGGAAGGACAGCCAGAAGCTCGGAAACGTAGCTAAGGAGCTCGACACCTTCAAGAAAGACCTCACGAGTCTTCCGGCTGAGATTCAGATGTCGATTACAGCATTCGCTGAAGGCAAAGACTATGTGTCAGCATTCAACGAAAATTCACGAAAATTGGATTTTTCTCGTAAATTCGACGAGTACAAGCCAGAAGAAGTGATTGAGCGACTGATGCCTAAGCGCATGAACTCACTCAAAAGCAAGCTCGAGAGTGGCAAAATTGAACAAGAGGATTACGACGCGGAGATTGAAGATCTCACTGATGCTGCTAAAGAGCAGTTTGAACTGAAGAGAGAGGCTTACGAGCGGAGGCGCAACGACCTGGTGAAGGAGCAAAAGGATTTCGAGAAGAAATTTGAAAGCTCAATAGGTAGTTCCGTACAGAAGCTCCAACAGAAAATCCCTTCTTTTAACAAGAAGGCACTTTCGAAAGTTGAAAAGGTCCTTTCTTCACCCGAAGCTATTACAGCGATGTTCTTTGATCAGGACGGAACCGTTAAACCGGAAGCAGCAGAGATGTTGGCTTACGCTATGAATGGAGAGTTCCTGTTGAAGAAAGCTATGGATGCTTCAGGAAAAAAGAGCAAGAAGAAGACTACCGAAGAAATTGTTCAGAGGTCAAAAGGCCGAGCGGACAGATCGAAAGGTAATCCAGGATCAGATGAGGCTCAGAAATCAGTACAAGGACTCAGTCCTTATTCAATGGATAGGGCTGACCCGTGGCGTAGCAGAAGTTAATTTTTGTACACGAAACATCACTTTTTGTCATGCTTTACAAACCAGGAAGCTCTAACGAGCCATCACTGAGGGGCTTAAACGCTCCGGGGTCTGATTTTGCAGCCACATTCGGAGCGCAAATCAACGACCTGATCGCAAGGGAAACTAACTACGCGATCTTCGACGCTGCTCCGCAGCAATTCTACGATCTCAAACTCCTGAATATGACTCCATCATTGCCTTGTGGTTCTGATGAGTTTGATTACAAGGAGATGAACTACCAAAGGGAAGCGATTGGTATCGTTTCAGGTGCCTCTGGTGTTTCATTCCCAAACACTCAGGAAATTGAGATTTCAAACATCGACAGCATTACAACTCAGACCATCGTTGTTTACCCAGACAACAGCAAGGGTAGCGTTGTAAACGTTGATACGTCAACCAACAAGATCACTGTATCTCCACTCAACGGAGGTGACTTGCCGGCTGTTACAGCGGCTGACGTTCTTGCGAACCAGTCTCCTGTTGAAGCTGACGGGGCTTCTGATTTTGCTCAGGCGTTCCGCGCAAGCACAATCACTCGTACCAACTACATCCAACTCTTCTCAAAGAGCATTAAGTACGGTGAAGTTGAGTTGTTCAAGCTGCAAAACAAGCAGATGTACAACTTCCTCGAGAACGAGAAGAGGGCTATGTTCCAACAGTCACGTATCGACATCTCGAACGTTTTCTGGAACGGAGAGAAAGGAGAGGCGGTTCTCCCGAACGGTGATCGCGCTAAGACCACTCGAGGTGTAATCCCTTGGATGAACATCGCCGGATCACCTATCGTTGAAGCTACCTCTTCAAACCTTACAAAAGGACTTGAGGATCTCGCGCTCAACACTGAGTACGGAGATTACGGCCACACCCGCTTCTTCTTTGCGACACCTCGTATAATCTTGAAGATCTCGAAGGCGTACAAAGACGCGAAGACCAGGTACAACCCGAACGATAAAGTTGCGAAACTCGGTCTCGAGTCAATCAACATCGGTTCGACCAATATCGTTCTTGTTCCGTTCAAGCGCCTTGAAGACGAGGCTTCTTTCCCTCGCTCTTTCGCGAATCAAGGTATTCTCCTTGACTTGATGAACATCAAGATGCGTCAGATGTGGGATGAGCGCATGGGCGAAACCGACGATCACCGCGCAAACGGTCAGCGTAAGCGTTCGAAGGAATTCTGGGTTGATCACAACTTTGGAGTTGAGATGAACAACCCTCTCGCAAGCGGATTCCTGAAGCTCGTATCGTAATCAATGCTCTCCTGCAGCAAGGAGCGAAGACATAACAAAAGGAGGGGTTCTGCAGGGCCCCTCTTTTAAGGATTATCAGAATGGCAGTAGAAAAAAGCCGAGAAGAGGAAGCGGATGACTTCAACTTCGAAAACGAAGACAAGGGTGAGCAAGATGAAAGCAAAAAGCCCGAACAGAAAAAAACAACCGGTAAACCACCCACAAAGGCTGATGTAGAGGCTGAGAACAAGCAGCTCAAAGCCAAGATGAAGGAGCTTGAGGAAGCGGTAAATTCTTACAAAAACACAGCCGAGAAACAATCTCCTGAGAACAACATTGAGGAGCTTATCGAGAAGGCTCTTGAAAGCAAACTCAAGAAGGTAAACGAGCTACAAGAGGAGGTCAAAAGACTTCGTAGCGCATCCGGTGACCATGTACCGACTACAGAGGAGATTGTAGAAGATCTTCTTGAGGATCCGGCTGTGTACTACAGCTTCAGGTCGAGCTACCAAATCAGGGGCGACGTAAGAGGTGGTAAAGAGGTTCAGAACCCCGGTGATCAAGAGATTCTTTTCAGGCCGTTTGTCAGTTACAGGAGCGGATTAAACAAGACCAACGACATCATCGTCAAGAACATCTCTGTTTTCAGGACTGTTTCTAAAACGATGGTCGAATTCCTTGAAAACCACTCAAGCTACGGGATATCATTCTTCAAGGATAGCCGTGACGCAGAAAAGGTTGAGACCGACCTTGCGAGCTACATCATTGATGCGAGCGACATCGTAAGGAGGTTGTCTGATCACGATGTGATAGAACGATCTGTAAAGCTCGGCATGAATCGCGAGCCGGATGTTGGCAACATGCGGAAGAAGCTCATCCGGGAGATGGCCAACAGGAAATTCAACTCTGTAAAGCAGAGGGGTATCGACATGGTTACAGAGTCGCACTTGAACAAGCGATCCAGAGAGTAACGAAATTGGTATCTTGCAGCGAAGGATTAAAACAAGCAGCAAGTGCCTATTTCATCAAACAACGTACGTCAACAGATGCTCTTTCAGCTTGATGCTGAAGGAGTTGACTTTTACGGAGATCAAGAGGATATCATCCCCGCCATAAACGCTGCAATGAGGTGGATTGTCAGCGTGATCAATTCTGCTTTAGGTCAGAAAAGGCTCGGGGAGGAAATCTTCAAGGACATGCACAGAGCCCTTGTTTTTCGCACATCGCGGAATTCAAGGGTTTCTGTTGGTGTGTTTCCAGGGCAGGTATGGACCATAACCGCCATCGCTCCGCTCCCGGTAACCGGTACAACCGGTCAGCCGGTGCCGGCTATGCCGAACGAGGATCAGTCTTACCTCAGACCGGATCTGTACCACAAGGATTCCCGGTATTCATCAAAAAGGGTTCCTATCGAGGAGTGGAACAGGGTGTCTCAAAACCCATTCGCTGCAGGTTTCGACAACGAATGCGAAGACCTGAGAGAATACGCCTATCTCAATCCAATTACTTACGACCCGGATGGCGGCCTTACCATAGAGCACGAGATTGAAATCAAGCCATTCATAGACAAAGGTCTTGTCACTATCTTCTTCATTGAGAGACCGGTAGAAATAGACACTCTTGGTGATGATGATATACCATTGCCTTCCCAGGTGTTCAACATGCTCACCAATAAAGCCCTTCAGTACATATCGTATCAGCAGGGCGACAGGACAAACCTGTTCATGGTGACACAGAGCGATATAACAACCCTCGTTAATTCAGTACAATGACATTTAGATACGCAGCATTCGCTATACAAGAGTCCTTGAAAAAGACCGGTGATGACAGTGATGTTCAGATACCGCTGATCTTGTTCTATCTGTCAGTTGTCGCCAACAGGATAAACGCCAGGGATCTCAAGAAAGGAATCCGATCAGGTAAACACCTGGCCATATTCAACAACGTTCAGGTCCAGATGGATGACGAGCTCGGACTGTACTACATCGTGCTACCAGAGGACATCATCGAGACTGAGTACGAAGGTGGCATAGAGTTCATCACCTACAACGTAGAGACATGCAAGTGTGATGGTCCGCAATGGGCTCAGGTGTCCTCCGACCCGGTTACCGCCGGTGAGCTTCGGGTTATCTACGGAGACCCTATAGAAAAGCCATCCGTAAAACAGCCATACCACTACATAGTTGGCTGCAGAGTGGATGACAACAAAGGGTACAAAGTGTTCCTGGCCGGACCGGAATGTATTACCCTTCACAGCGTAAAGGTAGGGCTGTACTGCCCTGTGAACCCGGCGCCATGTGATTTGGACTCAAAAATAGCTATCAAGTCATCTGATGAAGACGAGTTGATACGCGAAACTATCAACCTCATCAGATGGGTTCAGCTTGTCCCGGAAGAATCAATCAACGATGGCGCTGACATGCAGCAAGCCCCGGAGCAACCAACTTCACCTATTCCACAACAAGATCAATACACTGAGGATCAATGACAACCGACTACATAAAACCAGAAGAGGTATTAGCGCTTGCCACATCATACACCGGTGATCGCTCTTTTAGGAGTGGATTTACAAGGGGTTGGTATTTGAGCCGTTTGAAGGATGCTGTCAATGATTTCGGTGTTGCCACTTACTTGTTCCACAAGGCTAAAGACCTGAAGTTGAACCAGAAGCTACAAATCGATATCCCGGAGGGCATGTACAACATCTCAGGTGTTTACGTGATGAATGTTACCAACGGATGCTGTGTACCAGGATCTTTCAGGCGCGTTTTATGGAAGAAGGACTTCAATAACCACCGGAACCCGGAGGATCACCCGGCCAAGCGCGACACAGGGGAAGCTCAGACTTTCTTCAATTACGACTACGAGTTCATATCTGATTCAGACAAAGGAATCTTTGGTAATGTTCAGAACAACGTTCTGATGCTATCTCCGTCCGCGTCGTCTTACAGCCACGTAAGGATTATCGCTAATCACTACGGATCAGACAATGGTGAATTGCCTCCCGTACCAAGGTTCATGAAGGAGTATATCGCCAACTACATATCGCTCGCATTCTTCAGGGGTAAATCAGCACACGAGCCAAGAAAGTACAGAGCTCTTGCGATGGATCAAGCCCAAATGCTTGAGATGGCAGAGCGAAACGCGAGAAGAGCTGCAGTAAGATCTTCGAAATGGATAAGGGAATCTTTCCATGAGTACGCAACCTCACCAAACATCAAGTAATGGCAGAGCAGCAGAAACACCCAGAAGAGAAGAGGTTTTTCCACAAAGGGGTTGATTACGACTCAGAAGAGGAGTTGATTCAACCGGATTCCGGTATGGCTATTGACTCATGCAATATGAGGTCAAGCAGCGGTACGCAGAATCGCGGTGCCCGGAAGAAAATAAAAGGCGAGGTAGTTGAGTACCCGGCCGTTGACAACGCATGTTTTGATGGTACTGGCGGAGCTTTGTCTCCGACCTACTTCTGCATAGGCACCGAGTACATCAACAGGTCGAAGTTTGAGGTTTGGGCCGATCAGGACGGAGTGCTACCTACACTCATCAGAATCGACGGAGTTATAGTGTGCCGGTCGGAAGACCTTCCGCTTACCGCTGCTCACCCGCTTCAAATTGACAAGAATGAGAATTGCCCTGGCGGAGAGGTTTACCTCACGGATTACAATGTGCCGCCAATGGTATTCAATGTTCTGGACTTGAGAAGAAATGGTGGGCTTGAGCCAGGTTTCGAGTGCACTAATAAATACTTCTCAGGGTTCCAGTACGATGAGTACGTACTGAGCACCAAAATATCCCAGAATACACCGGTGTTCATTCAACTGACAGGGGATCAGTCTATAATGGACAACGTGTTCGCGCCTGATGAAAACCCTGGTCTTCCAGTTGGGTACTACTCGTATTCAGTCAGGTACGTAACAGAGGCCGGCGACCGAAGCCAAAGATCTCAGCTTACGCCTCAGATACCGGTAGTAAGGAGTTTTGGTTTTGATTGCGGTCCGGAGTTTCCCGGAACCAAAACGTTTACCGGTCCGGCCAACATAGAGGCAGCAACGGCGTATGGTATCCACATGATGCTCCGCGTTGATAATCGCCTGAACTACGACTTTATAGAGGTCATCAGGAATAAGTGGAACGCAGAGGATCCAATAGGTACACCTCCTATTACCGAGATAGTAGGATTCATAGACATCGAACCTGGGGAGCTATCTGTTCGCAACATCCTCGACCTGAACGGCTTCGAGAGTACACTCAATGCCGAGGAGATCTCCGAGGTCATGACCAGTATCAAGAGGGCAAAGGGTATCAGGTATCACGAAAGAAAATTGTACCTGGGTAACATTGAGTACAACTCAAAAGTTGTTGACGACAGCTCTTACTCTCTTCTTGATGGGAACGCGATTGAACCGTGTATCAGGAAGATAAATCGCGACGGACACACCAATCCATACAAGGCTACATACTTCAAGCATCTCATGACCGACGAGAAGTACGGTTGGGGATTCCTGCTCTGGGACGAAAACGGAGGGTACACGTTCGCGGAAGACATCGATGGTTTTGAGAGTTTCAAACAGCCGACCAGAAGGTCAGCGCTCACACCTATCCAAGAGGATCTCAGTTATTACGGATCCCCACTGGCTGCAACAACTGTAGCTACTGTTGATAACGTATTCGAGGTCTTCGATCTCGAGAACGCTTACGCGAAAAGTAACATAGACCTGTTCTTCAACATTGCTGATAGAGGTAACAAAGCTCAAAGCAACATGGAGGATTACGCTCAGGTCCCCGGTGATTGGGTGAACGGCATCGGCCAGGTTCAGATACCTGAGATAGGTTTCAGACCTTTCAGACCGACCAGGCACGGAGATGACAGCTGCAATGGTCACGATTACATAATCAACCCGGAAGTAGGCACGAACGGAGAGTGGAAGACGTACAGACCGAACGGGTTCGGACCTAATTACTACGCGCATGGAGTGGCATTCAAAGGGTTCAACACCCTTCCGGAGTGGTGCACCGGCTTCTCGATTGTAAGGACAAGGCCGGCAAAAAGGGTGATGGCTCAAGGTATCGGCATGTACAAGCTGAATTCATCAGGCAACTCCCTTGGGGCGAACACAACGAAGGATCTGAACAAGATGTGGTGCTATTTCCCTGATGGAGATCCGCTGACAGGAATAGATCCTGATTTGTACGACAGAATACTCGAGTCGCCGGAAAGCTACCGAATTGAAGCAGTGTCTCCTCTTGGTTTCTTCTCTGAGGTTTACCACTTCAGGAACGACAGCGATATATTCGACTTCCAAGCAAGCAGAGACGAAGGTATCGACATGGTTACTTACGCAAGAGTAATCAGGGAGGTGTTTGAAGGTGGGGTTCCGGACATCAACCCATTTGAAACAAACAATATGGGTATTGCCGGAGGAGACGGTAACAGGTACACAGCGTTCGGAAAGTGGAGGTCTTCTTCATCGAGTTCGGTCCCTCAGTTTGCCGGAAACCAAAAAGTAGGCGACTTCGGCATCACCTCCATAAACCAGATACCAAACTTGAAGGGCAGGGGTAACTACGTGGAGATACAGCTTGATGAAAATATCTACCAAACCGGTCAAACCGGAGGACCAACGTCTGAGTCACCCGCTGTGAGAGCATGGCATGAACCTTTCTACATCATCAACATCGTAAAGGTGAATGCAGATGTTCCTGATCAAAACATAAAGGAGTTCCATAACGGCGGCCACGTCCAAAAACTCAAGTCTCGAATCGGCGTTGCAAACAACGAGGACGAGCAGATCTTCCAGATAGTTGATGAGCGTTGGGAGGATTTCACTCACTACGAAGAGGCAATCCCGGAAGCTGTAAGGTCAACAAATCAATTCCTCATCCCGCTTGAGAGGTTTATCTACGTAAAGGACGAGATAGGCAACACCTACAGGTGGCTCAATGTGAACGAGAAGACACAGCCGGAAATCAACACTATACTTCAAGCTATTGAAGACAACGGCTTTTACGAGGCCACAGACTCATCAGGCACATATCAGGTGTACGGGATATACACCACCGAAGAAGAAACGATAGGTTCAGCACCAACCTTCAGGATAAGGTTTGGTTTTGACTACGACGAGTTCTCTTTCAGTTCTCAGGTACCATCATCAGGGTGGCAAATTTTCGTGCACTACGACAACAGGATACCGGTACGTGTGTTCACTGGTGACACTTGGATCAATGAGTCTATCTGGGCTCCTATTGACTTAAAGTACAACGCCAACGGGGAGCCTGAAACGCCGAATGATGACTTCGGCATGAACCTCCCATTCCCTATTCAAGAGTACCATGTGAACCCGTTCACGATCATATACAACAACACCGGGGTAATCAACAGTATCCAGGACAGGTCAAGGATGAGGTTCGACACGGATAACGGCGCCAGGCCCGCGAGAGTAAGACAGATGATCAACATGTTCACGTGCGAGTCAAGGATCAACCTGTCGATGTTCTACAACCTGGAAGACCCGTTGGAATCGAATCAGCAGTCCTTCCCAAAGAAGGGCTACATTCTGAGGCCGTACAAGTGGTCTCCCGCGAGCGATGAAGACTTTCTTGATGATAATAAGGTCTTCCAGTCTTACGAGTCTGAGTACGGAAAGGAGTGGTATAATTGGGGATACGGGGGTTTCAGATTCCTGCCGCAAGTCAATATCGACCTATCGAAAAAGAACGGTGACGGAAGGTCTTTCAGCTCTGTCCCTCAAGTCGGTTTTGAAGAGCAGAACCTGTTTTGCACCAGGATTATATGGACCCCTGACAGGCCGGTAAACGCTCAGAATACACCCTCGGTAAAGACGTTCCCGGAGTTGAATTTCAGAGACATATCTGACAACAACGGCGGCATCAAAATGCTTTGGAGTGCACTGACTCAGCAAGCCGGAAACAGCCTTTACGCGCTCACTGATTCCGGAATCTCAATGCTACTGGTTGACAAGAGGATGCTTTCCGATGCAGACGGGGGAGATTTGAGCTACATGCAGTCAATCAACCAGGGTGTTGTAGCAGACAGATGGATCTCTCAAGAAATAGGTCTCACTGATGAGTTTTGGAGATCTGCTGCAGACTTCGACAACGCTCTGTTTTTTGCCTCAAGGCACGGCATCTTCAAGTTCGAAGAGAATCAGATTACTCCTATACTCAGGCTCGGTTACTTCTCGAAGATGTACGAACCTCTTGAGCTTCTGTCTTCCGACTACACGGATCATATTACAGCCGGTTACAACCCTCTCCACAATGAGTACATGCTCACTTTTGAAAGAAGGAACAGGTTGATAAACGAGCCGGTTTACCCTGTTGATTTTAGAGGTTGGTACGTCATCGATGAGGATCCCCAAGATTATGAGATACCGGGTTACTTCCTTGGCGGTGAGTACAACATCATCGAGACACTTGAGAATGACGCGCTGATGTTTATGCCGGAGGTAGAATATGACATCCAATCAGGAATCATACTCGGGCACTACAACTTCTTCTTTCTCACCCATAGTGTAACAATCTGTAATCACCCGAACGCTCAGTATAACCTGAAGGTAAAATTCAAGTCAGAGCCGGACGTCATAACGACTCTCGAGCTCGAGCCTGGTGAGTGCTACACTTTTAGCCACTACGAGCTGATACAAGCGCAAGGGGGTGAGTTCAACCCATTCAGCAAAGGGCATCCGTATTTCGAGTACGAGCTTTCAAACCCGGTTGTGCCGGACCAGTTTTTTGATGGTTGCAACACGGTTATTTTTGACAACCTTGAAAGTCACTGGCAGGGTTCAACAAGTCACATCTACGATCAGTACCTACGTGTAAACAATGAGATGTACGGGATGCGCGATGGAATCACTTATCGATTGGATAAGGGTAATGTTCTGAACGGACAACTCATCGAGGCATGGCTCATAGGTACGTGTGTAGGCATACAGGAAGACGCAAAAGAGTTCATCAGAATCAGGGTCAACTCAGACAATAAGCCGTTCTCCATCAGGTTCTATCTCAACAAGTCTGACGCGACAGCAGACAACGCGGTATGTGAGCTGTCTTTTGATCAGATCAAAAACAGGAGAGGTTTTGAACAGTACGTCCCACGGCAGATACAGAACAGACTGAGATGTCAGGGTAGAATTCTTTTTTACCGCATAATGCATAACTTAGATGAGGATTTCAAGGTGGTAACATCTGAGGTCCAATTCAAATCACTTAAAGGTCACGGATAAGATGTCAGAAGATTTAATAACCTCCGGTGGGGGCCTCGGAAAAAAGGGAAAACTCGCATCCAAAACACAGCTCGCAGTTGGAACAGGACAACTCATTTCGGGTTTCCTTGGTAGAAAAGAAGCCGAACGGATGCTTCCCGGAAATGTGGATCCCATCCTTCAAACCCAAATGAACCGGATCGACAAGAAGATCAGAGGATTTGAAACAGGTACCCGGACCAACCGGATAGCCTCAATGATAGCCGGCGAAACAAAGCCTGGCGCTTTTGCCGGCTCAGGGCGAGCTTATCAATCAGCCGTGAACAACTCAAACACGGCTCTTGGCAGGGTGCTTACATCCCTTAACGATAGGAACAACCAGATGATTGCCAACCTTGAAGGTATGAGGCGCGGTGTAGCTGAAAAGATGTCGGATAGAAATCTTCAACTCGGCATGTACAGACACCTGGCTAAAAAGGCAATCGCTGAGAAGAGAATCCAAACCGGAGGGAACACTCTTATGTCGTACATAGCCAACAAATCTAACGTGGGCGCTGATCCAAGGTCAGCTTACGGAACCGAGGCTTACCAAAACGACAAGAGAGTAGTGGTAACTCAAGAGGGCGACAACAATCAGAAAGATGGCCAGTAAGAAAACGAACGTAGGTGAATCTCTAAGGAGTGTCATTCTTGGGGATATGACAACCACTGATGCAAAAAGACTGAGAATTGCAGAGCGCGTTGATTCCAGGTCTGCAAAACAAGATCTTGTAGGAGATATTTACGACATCAACAATGAAGCTCAAGAAAATCAGATTGCGGCAACCGCTCGAAGCCAAGAAATCGACCCGATTTACAATTTCGGCGACATGGGCGCGTCTCGTGCAATTTCGTTTCAAGAGGAGTATCCGACCCTGAACGCGCCTATTCAGCAAGGTGTTTACCAGGGCTCTCAAATAGGTAGTGTTCCAATCTTTGCTGCGAATCCCGCCGTAATACCAATGGAGGTCATTCGATCTCGCAGAAAGGCTCTCCGTGAGGCGTACGCCAAGATGGAGCAGGACATGTCTGAGGTTGAGATGATTTCTTTGTCTCGCGGCGCCGAAGCCTACAACGATGTCATGTACGCAAAGGCGTATGAAGGGCTTGAAAAAGATCTTGAAAAGCACGGCTACAGTTATCGTAGGCTGCTTCAAAACCCAAAGGACTACCAGGCGTTCATGAAAAGAGTTACACAGCTCAACAACGTAATGGATAAGTCAAAATGGGTAGAAAAGGAAATAGATCGGTACTCTACACAGATGGCAGAGGATAAAGATCTATACGTTCCTCAAAAACTGAGGAATATTATGATGAAGTGGAATACCGGAGATTACGATTCTGAATCTTGGCTTGACGGAGACGCCAAACAGCTTAACGAAATAGTAGCTCAATTCAGAGAGTACAGAAACCTTCAGAATACAGTTGAAGGCATGATTTCAAGTGGCTCTCTAAAGCTCGACAAAACTGTTGTCAGCTCGACCATTGACAAACTCAACCAGATGTTTCAGAACAACGAGCTTGAGGAATCTACTATCAAGTCTCTTAGTGATGCGTACCGTCTGTACAAATCAACCGGTGATTACGATGCCTTCATAACAGCTACATTCCAGGCTGTACCGGATGACAGGATCGATGTTATAGCTGATCAGATGGCTGAATCCGGAGAATACTTCCAGGACAAGGATGAGATTAAAAAGTACATCAGAGCCATGGCTTACAAGAGCCTTGAGGTTGACCTTGAGGCCTTAAACAGGTACAACTGGCAAGCAAGGGCAAAGGGTGTCAACGCCACTCAGAAGGATTCTTTCTTCAGCGCTGTAGGCAACTCGTACTTTGGCACAAACAGCAATGTTTTGCGTCCAGACTTGAAGTCTTCCATCTCAGAGGCCGGTAATGATCCTGCTCGAATTTCAGAGGCACTCAATAAGGCCGGGAATTCAAAATCATGGAGCTTTACAGATGGTGTTTACAAGAGCAAAATCAAGATACCACCTGAAAGGCGTGAGCTCGTAGAGAATGTTCTGATTAGCAGCTTTGACAAAATAAAGAGCCCGTACGATGGAAGGTTTTACACTGTCGATGGTTACCGAGATGAACTTCTCGAAGACCTCGAGTCTGCTAAAGCGGGTGATGCTAACGCTTGGAGTGTGATAGAAAAGGTTGACGGTGGGCTGAACCCTGAAGAAAGCAACTATTGGAGCAAGCTACGATCTGAATCCATAAGCGGGATGGACGGAGTTGATGAGGAAACAGCCGGCATGTATGTGGATATGTACATCGAACACAAGTTGCTTTCAGGTACCTCAACCTATGCTTCGAAATACAAAAACACCGAAGCATCTTTAGAGATACAAAAAGCCGTTGTTGACGCAAATGGTGTAACCACCTATATCCCCACCGGTAAAAGTCTTTCAGACCTTATGAAGGCCGGAGCCGAGACTGATCTCGTGGTAGCTGTAACTTACACTCCTGTATCCACAACAAAAGGCTTTGTACCGGACCCTGATGGAGGTTCAAGCCCTATATCTCAAGACGTTGTGGTCAGCAAAGGGATAGGAGTCATGTATTACAACCTGGCTGATCCTACTGACGTAACAGCTCTTGATAACATGTTCGGAACCGGCTTCACGAGTCAGATGAACTTTAACGCAGCAGGGGAGATATTTTTCGGTGGTTCTAACACTGGCACACAAGACCAAGAGTCGGAAGCAGCTGATATGTTGAGCAATTAAAAAGAAGCGAGTTGACACAGCAGACAACATTAGGAGGTCCAACAGGGCCAGGTGGGCCACAAGGTCCAGAAAACGGAAAGCCTTCAGTAACAGCAAGGCAAGTTTACGATTACGTCAGGTCTTTTGACAAAATCAAACCTATTGTAGGAGACTCTTTTGAGGAGTTCTCCGATAAGTACAGTGACCCGGTTGCGCAGGTGAAGCTGTGGGAGGCTGTGTCGAAACTCTCCACTAAGAGAAGACCCGATTTCGATTTCAACGACATCGACGGATTCAAGAAGGGTGTTTCTGAGACGATAGACCCAAAATCATCAGCCGCTACTCGAGCGCTTGATAATCTCACCAGGTCTACCGTGAAGCCATCATACCTTGGTACCGGTGATGAATCTGACCGCGATGACAAACCTATAACCGGCAGCATACCTCCAATCACAAAGGAGCAGAAGCAGGAAAAAGAAAGAGCGAAAAAAGAAGAGGAGCAAAAGAAAAAGGAAGAGGAGGAAAAGAAAAAAAACAGAGAAGCAGAAGAGCAAAGAGGTCAAATCCAGTCGAATCTCGAAACCGCTCCTGACCAACCTGTTTCCCCTTTGGGGCCAACAAGGATCACGTCACCAAGCGAGTTTTTCGGAGGTCCTGCTCCTGATGCTGAGAGTCTCGAAATGCAGAGACTTGCCGGTTCTGATGTCCCAACAGAAAGCATCGTCCCATCAAATGCTTTAGGTGCTGATCCATCTTTGAGGCTCACGATTGATCAGGCTGTCAGTATGGGTTATGTGGATGAATACTCAAACATCGATGGCACCTCTTCGTATCAGATAGCCCCTCACTTGTCATCAGAGATGGCAGAGTGGGTCAACAGTAGGTTTGACCCGAGTAAGCCGAACCCTATTAGCACCGGTGATGAAGAGGCGATAAAAGACAGGGTGAACACGTTTGAGACGGCTGCCAACGTAGCGTCGGACTCAAGCCAGTGGACCGAAAGGAGAAGGCTCAAAATGCAAGCTGACCTCATTGACCTCGGGTATGACCCAGATCAAGCAAGGAAGAAAGCGTCGTCCATCATGGAGACCGCCGAAGATGCGCTGTGGTCGAAGAAGTACGGCAGCTTCCTTGGTGATGATTTTTTCAGCAAGTACGATTGGGACAAGGAGTACAGGAGTATAAAAGACCCCTACGCTTTTCTTAGGGAGCAAAACCCTGATTTACCAGAAGGCTCGGCAACAGCAATGCTGCCAAACTTCGACCAATACAACGAAGTTCAGAAAGGTCTTCTATCTCAAATACCCCAAGACGATAGCTTTGATAGCAGGATTATCGGTAATTATTGGGTTACATCAGTGTCTTCTGATCCTCGAGTGATCAAGGATATTGACAGGTACGCCAAGCTCGTCGAATCCGTAAAGGAAGGCGAAGATCTCAGCGAGAAAGACGAGGCGTTTCTCATGGGCACAAGGGTCAAAGCGTATCAGATGTTCGCAAAACACATCGAGGCAGAGACCAAGCGACTGAACTCTACGATTGATTGGAATCTCTACAACGAAGGCGTAGAGGAATACGCAAAGATAGATTCAGACCTCAAGGAGCTTGTTCAAAAAATAGAGGCTTCCGGAGGTGTTACAGAGGATGATCCTGACTACAAGAGATACCGAGAGCTTGTTCAGGAAATGAAGGTGTCTCTTGAAAAGTGGAAGAAGTCCGGAGTAAACCAAGAGAATATCTCTCTCGCGACAAACATGTGGGCGGCGCAGAAGGTGCTCACTCAGCAAGCGAACCATGTATTATCGAACCGGGCGGTAATATACCCCGACCTTGAAAAGATGGTCTCAGAAAAGGAGGCTATCAGAAGGTTGAAAAGCGATGCTTACACTTGGTCGTCAAGCGTCTTTTCAAGCGGTGGTTCAGCCGGTCTTGGTTCGTACGCCCAGGCTACAGGAGTACAGGCTTTCGATCAAGTCATAAGACCAATGGTGTCTCCATTCACAAGGCTTGCAGAAAGTATTCTGAAGACGCCAAAGAACATTCAAGATGGTCTCGGTGTAGCTGAAAACACCTGGACACTGCTTGACGACGTTTATGATTGGGCGGACGCTTCCGGGCAAGAACTTTGGGATCCACCAAAGGAACTTCAAGGTGAGCTCTTCAACGAGGATCTCTCTGTGAACTGGACCCTGATGCCGTCAAAGTCATTTGAGGCTATTTCTCAGCTGTACATGTTTGCTGTTTCCGGTGGAGCTGCAGGTGCACCAGGTATCGTTGTGAATGCTGCCATCATGGAGCAAGACAACCTTTACCAAGAGGCAATCAACGCGGGTCTCGACAGGCAAGAAGCCAGTATCTTCTCGACATCTCTCGGTCTTGCTATTGGACTATCGGAGCTTATTGTTCGAGACGACAAAGTTGTAGGTCTGACACGTACAGTAAAGAAGGAAGTCACCGAGACTACCCTTCGAATGATAAAAGACGGTGTGTCACCAAGGGTTGCGGTCAAAAGAGCGTTGACTGATATCGGCATGAATACCACCAAAGAGGGTATGGAAGAGGTCATCAACCTCGCCACAGAAAAAGCCGGTAAGCTCACTTACAACATGGTCTACAATGAGCGCCTGTTTGATGATGAGATTCACCTGAATGAAGCTGCTGAAGCGTTCACGATGGGTATGGTCGCCGGGTTCTTCGGTGGCGCCGGAGGAGCCATTAACAGTTCCCGAAGCAAGGTTCGACAGGATTACATGTTCAATGCTGCTCAAAACAAGGATCAGACCATTGACGTGATCGATAAGTCGAACATGTACACTCAGCAAGAAAGGGAGCAGTTCAAGCAACTGGTAAGGGACTACGCTGAGATTATTGAGGCTCAATCAGATGAAGTCAAGAACCTGCCGGCATGGATGAGGTCTGAGCTTGCTGCTGTGGAGTATGAGATTTCTCAGTACGCCAAAGACAAGAACGCAGAGAGAATGACCGCGAACAATCCGTTCGTAAATAGAGATCAGCTCAGGAATGAAGTAACAAGAGCGAAGTTTGGCGCCTACATGGACAAGATGGCGAAAAGGCCGCTCACCGAAGTTCAGAAGGTTCTTGCTCGAGAAGTAGAAGTGGAGCTTCAAGAGCTCAGGAGGCTCCGTGAACAACTCTCACCAGGAGAAACAAGAGCGTCTTTTACCGGTTCCGGACTTGATCAACGCTCGAGAGGGAAGACCTCGATAAGAGATCGCGCAAGGTCGATATTCACCAGGCATAAAAAGAACACTCAAGACACTCAAGACTCAAGACCATTCAAGGGTCCTAAGAGCGAAGTTGGTTACTACTACATCGCCGGAAAGGAGTTTATGCTTGACGCTGATCTCGACAACCCGCTCGATGCGGTAAGGATGACTCCGGAAGGTACAATCGTTGTCACCCTGGTTGATGACGACGGTAACAGATCTCAAATTGCCGGAAAGCATGCGAGTGATCTTTTGAACCAAGTGATTTCAGACATCACAGATCAGTCTGATCAAGAGATTATTGATTCCCTTGTTGAACAACTCGATGTCACTGAAGAAGTGGCTCAAGAGATGCTTAACACAGCAAGGGTTGAATCCACAGAAGAAGCAAATCAAGAATCGCAAGCAAGAGAGCAAGAGCTTGACGACAAGGTGGTTCAGGAGGTTTCATCTCAAGTATCCGAAGAGGTAGCCACCGAGGAAATAACCACCGAGGAAGTCACTACGCAAGAGGAGGAAACCACCGAAGAAACCGCTACCGAGGAAACCGCTACAGAAGAAGAAACCGCTACCGAGGAAACTCAGGATCAAACCCCTCAAATCACAAAAGAAGAGCTCGAAGAGGAGATTCAAATCATTACCGACAAGATAATCAGGGGTCAGGTTCTATCACCTACACAGATGGTTATTTACGACAATATGCGTAACACCATCACCGAGGCGGTAGAGGCATCTCTTGACGGTCGGACATTCTCCATAGACCAAGCGCAAGAAGAGACTCAAGAGGAAACTCAAGAGGAAGTTCAAGAAGAAGCCCAGGAAGATCAAATGTCGGAAGAGGATCGCCAGATAGTATTCGAGATAACCGGCAAGCTCGTAGGAGAAGAAACACAGGAAACCCAGGAGGAAACCCAGGAGGAAACCCAGGAGGAAACCCAGGAGGAAACCCAGGAGGAAGAAGAGGAGATTCAAGAACAGGAAACCCAAGAAGAAACTGTAGAAGAGGTAGATGAAGCACTCAGCTCAGAAGAGAAAAACGCTGAAAGAGCTCGTGAGATGCTACAGGAGGAGAAACTCTTCACTGAAGAGGAGATTAGAGAGATAGCCATGCTTCTGCCTGGGGCTGTAGAGATAATAAGGGTTGCAGAAGAAAAGGGTTGGGAACTTAGTTTTTCCTACAAGCATACACGAGATGAGGTATTCGTAGGTGTAAGAAAGAGAGAGCATAGCCCTTTAATTCATTGGGTTAACGTATCTACATATTCTCCTTCGAAATGGTTTTTTGATCATACTTACCACGTTGGGTCAGGGGCTGTAAAACGAGGTTTTTCTCACAGGTATGACATGGCTGAGTCCATTCAGAAGGCTATAGACTCGGTAAAAATCGATGAGGACACTGCAGATACCCAACAGGAAGAAGTTGTAGAGGAAGAGACTGTAGAAGAGGTAGATCAAGATCTCTACCCAGGAGCGACAGAGCTAAAGACGGATAGGCTTTCTCTGTACGATAGGAGCGCTGAATCCGAACCTGCTGATTTTGGAAGGACAAAAACACCTCTCAAGGTCTGGGGTATTATGACCGATAAGGGCCCGAGGTTTTTCGCCAAAAGCGAGAGGTACAAAGGTTGGATAGAGGTTACCTTAAAAGGAAACTCTCAAGGGCGATGGATGCTCGCGAACCCGGTCTCTAAGAAAACCTACCAAAGTAAAGGCAAGGTAGAAGAGGCCATGGCTGACAATACCGGCGTTGCTAAAGCGTCTGAGTCCGTTTCAAAGCCATCTACACCAAAAACAAATCAAGGAGTTACAGAAGCAAGACGAACACCGTCGGACATCGTGTCTCTCGCGGAAGCTATAAACGAAGAGGCAAAAGATGAGTCTGAAACCGTCTCGCTTGAAGAGATAGAGGAGATTTACAGGCTGTTCTCTACCAAGAAAGAGTCTTCTATCAAGTCAGCCTTGAGGATGATAAACGTGATGCTTCCATCGGAAGTCGCGTTAGCAAGAGGTTGGGATGCGCACACTGACAAGAAAGCAGTCGAGTACAGCGAGTCAAGGCAGAAGCTCAAGGACCAACTCAAAGCCAGACATCAGCAAGCGATTAGAGAGTCTGACGAGTATCAGAAAGAACTCGACAGGCAAGCTCTTTCCGAGCAAGGCCGTCTTGACATGAAGGAAGGTATGGATATGATTGGTGACTCAGACAACATGTCGATGTCACTTGCTTTCAGTCTTACCAATCTTACAAGGGGTAGCGCGAAAATACTCTCGGGAGCGATTAAGGTTTTGAGGTCTGAAGCTATGAAGGGTTCTGATCAAACAGCTCTTCTTGCCGCATTTGACAGGTACGCTGCAGATGGTTCTGAAGCCGCTTCAAGGCAGATAAACAGGCTTCTTAAAAAAATCCCTGCGCTTCAAGCGACAGCTGACAATGCGGAGTCATTCGGGAAAAGACTCGGAGTGGATAGCCGGTACAAGACGTTCCCTGCGGTAATAAGGGCAGCGCTCAGGAATGGAACCTCATCTGATGAGATCCTCGACGCGATGTCCAGGTACGTGAAGATCGACAGTAAGACCGACTTCAAGAAGCTGTTTCCGGCGGAATACCAAGTTCTTGAAGATCTTGCCGAGTCGTATGGAGTGTCAAGCACAAAGCTGTTCAACTTCCTCGCGAATCCGGCAAAGCCCGGAAAGATGAAGAAGATGACGGATGATCAGGAGCTCATTTACCAAATGGTCATTTCATCTGTCCTGGCTGAATCAAACAGCATGACCACCGGTGCTCAAGTTTCTGAACTCCTTGATGAGATGGCGGTAGCGTACGGTGTTACATCCATGTCTTCATCACTGACTCCGCTGAACCTCATGAATGTAGCCATGAGGATGAAAGCTCTTGCGGATGAATACCGGTCTATGAGCATTGAGGATGTTAGAGACCAAATGGAAGAGGTGCTACTTGATTCGAAACTCAAGGTCAATGAGGAGCTCGAGAAGGCGTTCGAGAAGAACCAAGAGCTCAAAGACTTGATGGTCAGTATAAGACAAGAGTCGAGGGACAAAAAGAAGACGATTGACCAGAAGAAGCAGATTATAGCTGACCTTCTCAGGTCTACCATGAAGAAGGGTATCATGTCCAACTTGAACCCAAGCGACATGATGGTGATGGTTACTATTCTCAAAAACGTAGAGACAGCTGATCAGCTTGAAAAAGGAATACGTGAGATAAAATGGAGGGTCGGCAACGCATTTATCCGTCAGGCCCAGGGAACGCTTCAGAAACAACTGAAGTCGAAGTTTTCCAAAAAGGAGAATGGAATACTCAAGGCTAATAGGGTTGATGACGCGACAAGAATTGCTGTTGAAAGGATCAAGAAAGCTATTGGTAAAGATGGTGAATCTGCAATTCCGACTTCTGATCTAAACAATGACAAACTCATAGAAGAGCTTGGCACCGATATATCAGATGATCGTAGAAAAGAGGTCGTCGCTACCATATATGCCAATGAAATCATACAGTCTTACAGGGCTGCGGATAACGTCCTTAAAAATCCGTCAGAATACTCTCCTGTAAATCAAGGAACCAGAGAGATAAGTAACACTCTGTCAGCTATCGGAAACATCAGCTCGGCATTAGAGAACTTCTCCACCCTGGTTGAAACTGGTCGTCAAAACCTGAAAGACGAGCTTTCTAAGGCTCACGAGGAGATACTCGACAATGTTGATCAGGTGTATGAAGGCATAAGAAGGGAAGGCCCGGATACAGCCGCAGGGGAAACCACAGAGGAGTACCAAGGTAGGGTGAACCCAAGAAGGAAGGTTGGTAAAGACAACAAGCGAACCATAGGGAACAAATTTAGGAGGTTTGTCTCTTCATTCAGGGGTATCATACAAGACATGGACGGATTGGCGGCAATGCTTTCGTTGAACAATCAGCGCCTCGTTGAGATGTCGAAAGACCTCCAAATTGGCGATGTCCACTACGAAAGAGACATGCACTCCGTTGGTAAGTTGGTTGAGGAAGCCTATGTCGCTTACTTCGGGAAGAACTACAGGAACACCATACGTGTCCTGAGAACAAGGAGGGCCATAAGGCTTGATGGTTTCGGGCGTTACGCGAGAGATCCTCGACACAACAACGGACCAATGGTTCTCAATCAGTTCCAGGCGCTTCACGTTTGGCAGCAGTACAAGGATCCGACACAACTCAAAAACATTGCTCATACTTTTGGTATTGAGACCAGGAACAAAGACATCAAGGATGTAAAATCCGAGGTTGACGTGATAATGAAGCACATCGACAACAACCTTGATCCCAGAGTTAAAGAGTACGGTAATTGGAAGCAGCAAAAGCTATTCCCTTACATATACGAGCAGGTGAATCCTGTCTACAGGGCTGTGTACAGAGCTCAACTTCAGCAGGTCGAAGTGTACGTTGGTCCGGCTATAAAGAGGGGCACCGATATCTCCGAACCAACTCAGCTTCTTGACTCAAAAGACGATAGCTCAAGAGCTTTTGGCGCAAGCGTATCGAATAACTCACTGAAGGAAAGGCAAGCCAACGTGCATGCACTTGAGATACTTGATGATGAGGTCATCACTTTCAAGTACCTGAACGACATGATGTGGTTCAAAAACATGGCTGTTCCCTTCAGAGACATGAAGAGGGTCATCACTAACCAAAAAGTCAAAGAAGCTGCTGAACAAGCGAATCTTGATAAAGAGCTCAAAAAGATGAACGAGCTTCTTAATGCTGCTTCGAACAGGTATGTAACTCTTCAGGACACAGCTACTAAAATCTTGAACTGGACCACCGGTGCGATGGCTGTAGGTACTCTCGGTGCGAACCTTGCTACATCCATAAAGCAAACGTCTTCAGCTATCATCGCTTTTTCGAGACACCCATACGGTGTTGCTGACTACTTCTGGACACTCATGAAGCTATCTGCTCAACCGGCGAGAGTGGCCAGAACCGTGAAAAAACTGTACAAGGATCCATTCATAAGAAGGAGGTACGAAAAAAGCTATTCCGCCCTCCTGTCATCAATGAACGACTACATAACCGGAGCACCTAAAACAGGGTCGAAAGTCATTCAGTTGATGGATTGGCTGTCGGGCTCCGTTATGTTCCACTTGAAGGTTGGTGACTTTTTTGGTGCTATGGGTGCTCTTCCGACTTACATATCCGTGTACGAGAAAGAGCTCGCGAAGACAAACGATCACGCAGCTGCAGAACTGAAAGCGATGGATGAATTCGCTATCTCTACCAAGAAGCTGCAGCAGTCGAGCTCGGGTCTTGACAAGGATAGCACACAGTTGAACCCAAACACCGCTATACTCAACCTGTTCCTTACTGCTCCAAAGCAACAGTACAGGGAGTCGGTATCTGACCTCAGAGATATCTACAGACATCTTCACAACACCTTCAAGGGTACCAACTACAGCACACGAAAAGGGCTCGGCCACTCATTTATGAGTTGGGTAACAATCCGCTTCGCGCTGCCGGTGCTCATACAGTACATCGGGAATGGATTTATGGGACTTGCGGGTCTTTCTGATCCTGAAGAAGACGAGCAGTCTAAGGACTTGATAAGAGCTGCAGTGCTCGGAAACCTTAACGCTATTTTCTTCCTTGGATCGGTTCTTTCAACGTTTGCAGATGCTGTACAAGGAAAGCCATACACAAGGTTTGAGCTTACGCCAAGTGAGTCATTATGGAATACGTTCTTTGATTCTGTGAGGGACTTCTCTACAGCCTCAAAAGACGGAATGGATATGGATGTTCTCATATCAACACTGAGGCTTACAGGTGTACCTGCAGGTAACATCAGCAGACTCGTGAACAACTACTCAGAATTGCTAAATTTGGACTTGTCTGATACAGATAACTGGCATGAGGCTGTTCTGAGGATTATGAATTACAGTGAGTACATCACTGACCAGTTAAACGACACCGGGGGCTCCGGAGGATTTGCGCCTATTATGGGAGCGCCGGCGCCACCACCACCCCCTCCTCCACCAGGAATGTGAGGGAATTAAAAGAACAGCATGGCATTTCAATCAGGCATTCAAACATCGGTAGACGGAGTTGCGGGAACCGCATTGATCACGGACTTGTCGAACTATGACGCTGCAGCTCAAAATGGAGCTGAGAGAGCTGATTTTACCGACTTCTTAATGGTAAGGGTTGAGAGACCTGTTGATGGAGGTATATACGAGTTTGCAACAGCTAACGCGCAAACACTCGATAACGATCAGATCATAGACGCTCCATCCGAGGACACTGGTAATGAATACACCGTACCGAGTTCGTTTCACGTTGTCAATGGATCATACACAGCTACAGTTGTGGCTATACCTACGTATGATGCTACAGTTGGCTATTTTACGGATAATCTTGTCTACCATAACGGGTCGATCTATAGAGCGGTTCAAAACGTAACCGGTATTGAGCCGGGGACGAATGACCTTGCCTGGGAGTTGAAGACCGTAACGGAGGTCATAGATGGAGACATAGGTACTGTTTACACTTCATTCAAAGTGTACTCGGTTGAATTCCTTACCGAATCTACGGATCCTTACGCGACAACCATGCTTGACGCTCAGAGTGTCCTGCAGGTGAGTATCGGGTCAAACTGTGACCTCATCACAGCTGTTGATGGCTCCAACTATGGAACAAATGACGAGAACGGACATTCATTGTCGGATTTCGACGGTTACAGAAGGTTGATAATCAGTAACTCTGGCGGCGTTGTCGCTGAGTTGAATTCTCTTGACAACGACGATACTACTGATGAGATAACTCCGGCCTCTACCGGTAACACCGCTTTGGTGTGGGATATGGCAGACAACGACAATGACGGTCTGTACACCATAGAGCTTTGCTCTGTACCCTCTTGGAAGCAAGAGGTCTACTACAACTCAATGACCGCAAGTAGGAAGGTCATCGTTTGGCACAATAACCAACTATGGGAGGCTACAGCTGCAAACCTGAACGAAGAGCCAGGAGCAGAAGGGTCGTCGAATTGGACTGTATTCACAGGGAACTTGTCTGACACCAGGTACTGTTTTGACGCTAAGGTTGTCGTCACCTGCCGGACGATTGATTTATGCTACAAGACCATGGTTTACGAGGCAAATTGCCTTTCGATAAATTGCTGCGAAGATGAGATCTGTGACAATCCGAAACTCGTTGGCGCCATGAGAATGAACCTCATCATGACAGAGCTGCCGTGGGCTGTGTCAAACAAAGACTGGTCAAGGGTTGATTCCCTGGTGAACGCCGCTCTAAATATCTGTTGCTGCTCATGAGTGTAGTTGTAAGCGAATACAAGTTTGAGGAAGGGAAAAGAGCCCTCCTCAAGAAGTCATCGAAAGCCCTCGACAAGGAGGTTTACGGAATCGGTTGTGATCACTCCTGGGCCAACATCTTCTCAAGGTTTTTGGCTCTTGATGTGCTTGCATGCCCTGATGGTTTAACACAAGATCAGGTTGATTGCCTGGTCATAAAAGTCTACAAGAACTGCTGATGCCTGTATGTAACGACGACATACTGAAGGAAGGATTTACGGAGCAACAACCCGCTGAACAAGAGGCGAATCACTCCCTTTTGCTCAAACCTTTGTGCCCGAGTCCATTTGACGCATCTACTGATTGTGATCCGGTAACCATAACGGAAATCGATGGGTCAACATCAACCGCTCCGTCTGGTTCTGAGTTTACGTGCTCTTTCTCTCCTATTACTCTTGAGACATCAAGGGGTAACGAAATAGCCGATATTTTGTCTTATCCGGAGGATGGTGTTTTTGTCGTTCCCAACATCAACCTTTCTGATGCGGATGGAGTTGTCGGGCCTGTAGCCGCTCCTTTAGGTATTGAGATCTCGAACACAACTGTAGCCTCATACACGACAAACCTGGCTACAGGCGATCTGTCTATAACGGTGGATCCTTTTGGTTCAGCCACAGTTACTAATCTCGACGGTACTGAAGCAACTGTCAATGTTGGTGAATCATACTCGTGCACGTTTCCAGAGATACAGCTTGTCACTCAACTTGGTGTGGTTGTGGATACAATATCGTCCATGCCGGCAGGAGGGGAGCATACCTTACCTCTGGTGAACATCAATGATCAATCTATACTGGTCGGTATATTCCCAACCCCAACCGGGGTGAATATAACGAACGCGGATGTGGCCGGAGCTTCTGTAGATCTCGTAACAGGTGAGTTCAACATCGAGATTGATCTACCGCCAACCATAACACCTTCAGGCACTCTTTACCAAGGGGTAGCTTTCAATCAGTTTGTAAGTCATGAGACAGGGGATCAAGGATGGTTACTTCAAAACAACATGATTCAAAATGTTGTTCCTGCCAACCCTGACAAGATAATGAGGCTTGACTATTCGAGTCCTTCTCCTTTTTGGACACTAACAGAGCTCAACGGGCATGGTACATACGATAGATTTACAGACACATCCGGGAACCCTGTAAACCAGGGTAGCGCAGGAGTTCAAGTTTTTCAGGATTGGCTTACTGGATATGAGTTTTTATCTGAAAGACAGTTTCTTGGTCAGACATTCACTCAGCAGATCGCGAGCGCATCCGCTCTAACAACGAATGGTCACAGCGACTGGTTTGTCGTCCCAAGAGAGCTTTGGCTTACTATTGTTTACTTCGATTCAACACCAGGAAACATAGGTAGGACACCTGGCGGTGGTATCATGACTGGAATAAGATTCAACACTGTTAATCCACTGAACACTGGTCAAACGTACGTAACATGGACAAATGGTGAACCAAACATCAGCAGGGTTGATAAATCAAACACTACGTATTACTGCCTCGTTGCAAGAAAAATGACATGAAATGGTTAAAAGACTGAAAGACTATACCTGGCAGATAAACGGTGAGTTCCCGTTCAAAGATTCATCTCTGTTGAATCCAACCTTTGAGGTCTTACTTGTGGTTTATAGCCCGAGAGACTTGATGGCCAGAATAACACTTGAGTTCAGGGAGGGGAACTTCCCTCACACGGAGGATTACGAATTATTCATCACGGGTGACAATGAAGGGATTGATGCTACGAACGTCGTAGATTTGATATCAATTTTGATACCTGAAGCAAAGATCATACAATGAGCTGCGATTCATCACTACAGTCAGAGAAGTTTGGACAAGATTCAGACAACTACACAAGCCAGGTGAACATCTATGATGGAGTCACTTTTTCTTGTCTTGAATTGGGAGAAAGCCCAACCCTAAACAGCGTCCTGCAGGTTTTCGGCAACGCAATATGCACTTTGATCTCAGGAGGCGGAGATTCGGGAGGGACCGAAAACATCGATGTATCAAATGTGATTTGGGAAGGGTCAACAACCCTTCAGACTTACATAAACCAGATCACGTCAGACATTTCCGACCTTCAGGAATCGGTATCCGGCATTGGCACCTACACCATGGATGACATCCTGTTTGGTGATACGCTGTCTTTACCTGATTGCTTTGATGGTACCTACACTTCAGAATCAACCCTGACAAGTGTTTTCCAAGAAGCAGCTGGCCTCATTTGCGAAAACAAATCTGACATCCAAACCGTAAAGGACTACATAGCTGCAACGCATCTCGAAATCATGCAGAATCAAGAGATGTTGACTTTTGAAGGTGGTTCCGGAGACTACAAAATAGTGTCAGGGTCTGGTGTTGAGTTTTGGAATTCTGCCGGCGGCGGGATCAGCCGGTTCCTTGTCAATGGGAAATACACTGAGGTTTCAAACTCAGCCATGATAGTCACAGACAACTCAGACAACTACATAGAAGTCAGAGAAGACGGTACTTACGGAAAAGTAGCTGTGCCGATTGGTGACCCGGTTCCATCCCCTGTTTCTGGTCAGTTTATCTGGAAAGTCCAAAAGAACCTTGGCGTCATGCTTAGTGCACCAAACTTCACTGATCTCAGGAACTACAAGTACATCAACAAGAGCTCGAAAATTGGTGACGAAATAATCCAGACAATACATCTTGCTGATGAGGCTGTTTCCTCAGCCAAGATGACCCCACTCATAGCTGCCGGAACCAAGGGTTCATCAAACTTTTTTCAGATTACCGTTGATGTATCCGGCCGTGTTTCAAACGTCACCTCATCCGCGTCTTTCTCGTCTCTCTCAGACGGCGACTACATGAGGTGGAATGCTTCCGCCGGGCAATGGCAGAATGTCGCAGGGTCTACCGTTGTAGCTCCGTCAGCCAACGAAGGGGATGTGATGTACTACGACGGTACAAATTGGGCTGCAAGCTCAATGTTTGACATCTCAGCGTCTTCAATAGGTGTCAACTACACGAATGGTCAAGAGCACGCTCATCAATTTCAGCTCGGTAACGGGTTATGGCTTTCTTTTGGATCGAGGTTCTTGGGGCCCGATTCTATCACCTTGACATCAGGTGGTACCCTTTCGGCTTCTACCGAATACTTCTACAGGATTCAGTACGAAGACGCAGGAGGTCAGCTTTCTTTGCCTTCAGAAGAAGAATCAGAAGTTACAACCGTGTCAGACAAGACCGTAAATGTTTCGGTCAAGTTCCCGAACGGAATTGTTGGGGCAAGGGTTTGGAGGTCTACAACTTCTGGTTCATACTCTGATTACATTGACATCACGGAAGAGCAAATCGTGGTTGATGATGGTTCAATCTCGTGGAGCAGTGGCTCTATTGTTGATATCGACAAAAGCAGAGCTCTGCTCGTGGGTCAATCCGGAATTCTTTTTGGTGAGAACGACCCTCAGTCTATGATGTCTCTGTACAGCAAGACAGGGGCACTGGTGAACGTAGCTAAATTCAGGAGGGAATCGAGCTCGATCATAGATTCGTATGCTCTTACTGTGGAGAACAAGGATACGAGCAACGAGAACAACTACGGTATCAAAGTGTCTACAGAGAACTCCACTTCAGACAACGTTTCCGTGTGGGTTGAATCAGGGAGGCTCGCTATGGGTTCAAACCCTGCATCATTCAATACCAATGCTTTAGCTGAGTTCAGTTCTACAGAAAAAGGTATATTGCTCCCAAGAATGACGACCATCGAAAGAGATGCAGTATCCTGGGTTGCAGGAGATGCAGGGATGGTGATATTCAATGTTACTGATTCGAAATTCCAAGGTTGGGACGGCAGTGCCTGGAACAACCTACACTAAAAACCAAAACCCACATGAAAAAGGTGATTGTTATCGGTCGTTCTGGTGTACAGTACGACGAGAAGATCTTTTCAGATGATGAGCTCGGAAAGATCTCAAACAAAAGAATGACGAACGAGATAGGCGTAGCACTCCTCGAAAAGGATTACCCGAAATGGTGCTCCCGATTGACTGTTGTGGAGAAAAACCCTATCGGGCCAGAGAACCAGTACGAATGCGAAACGGATGTTTGCAAGAAGTGGATGAAGTCCAAAATCGAGAGTCTTCTCAGCGTCGAAAAGAGGGATGGTGAGCGCATCCGTGGTTTCATATCTGGTGTTTCCATTGTCCTCTCTTTGGAAGATGAGAACATCCGTCAAATGGCCGGGAAGCAGTTGGTACGGAACGCTATTGGCACAATGGATCAGTACGATCTGAAACTCTCTGATATCCCGGTATTCAGCGATGAGGAAGCCGCTTTTATTGATAGGGTCTACAGGACTTTCGACCCTGTTTCAAATGCGACCCCAAGTTCAACCGCTTCGGTTCTTGATAATCTGTCCGAAGAAGCTGAAACAACAACTGGTGATTCAGATCCAGGTGATCCAGAGATGAAATCAGAAGAAGAGATTAAAAAAGAGGAAACAGAAAATCACAGAGATACCGCCGGAGGTTTGAACCTTGATGATATCCCTGAAGAAGCAAATGGAGATCAATCAGAAGAGGAGGAGATCAAGTAATGGACGTAAACATCAGCATAACAAGAGGAGAGTCTTTTGCTCTCAAGGTAGCCGTTGATTCAATCCAGAAGCTCCCGGCGGACAAGTTCAAGATGAGTCCGAGGAACTGGATGAACCTTTCGAAGTCGATCAAGAAGATCGTTGATCTCAACATCGAGACGGAGGCTACCAGAAAGTCTCTTGCTTTGAAACTTGAAGAAGAGTTGAAAGGCGTAGACCCGAAAGAAGATGGAGCCGAAGAGAAGAAAAGGAGGATTCACGAGTCTTACAATGACCAATTCCTCAATTACCAAAACGAAGAGGTAAAACTTCGCGTGAGTAAAATCATGATGAACGAGATCCACGGAGATATTCCGCCGGCGCAAAACCTCACACTGTTTTTCAATTACCTCGTCCTTGAGGCAGGTGATGAGAAATCAGATGTTTACGAGCACCCCGAAGAGGAAGCCGACAAGGAGGCCGCCGAAGCCTAATTTCCTCAGAGTCTTGTTTTGAGACTCAAGACCCTCGATAGCGTCACTTTGAGACCTGATCATGGCTTCATCCAAATTGGAGTCTTCGATCAGGTCTTCTTTTTGCCTTTTAAGGAGCGCATTCTCTTCCTTCAAGGCTTCGTTCTTGTCTTTCCTTGATTCAGACACAATCTCAGAAGTCCACAGGGCTTCCTGCGCGTGGATTGACCTTTCTGTATTCGCTATCGAGTATTCGAGTACGTATCGAATCTTTGTATCGCACGGAGTCGGAAAGAAAATCCCAGAATCTCCTTCGTACACTATCGGAACGATGCAGTAGCTTGGAAATTTCGACAGCGGATTCACTTGCGTTGAGTCTCCTTGCGACCACACCGCGAAGGCGATCAGTAGACCTGTCAAGGTCAGCAATGTTCTCTGAATGAATTGACTCATAGTATTCAACTTTGTTTGAGATGCTGTCGTACTTGATTTTCAAAAAAGCGAGAGAATCAGCGTAGGCTTCATTTCTGATTTTCCTTTGCTGAAACTCTCTCTCTTTCTCAGCTGTCAGGTGCCCGGAACCGAACTTCAATGTGAGGGCGGCCCCCACAAGGAGTCCGACAAAGAACACCAGGACGTGCGCTTGGTGGCGACTTTTCATTATCGTACAATTACGGCTACAATCTTGCCTTCTTCGATGTCCGGCATGATTCTATCGTAGAAAATCTTCATTGCTTTGACGCTATCAACAACAATCTTGCCCTCACTCGTGTCTTGAGTGCCAAGACCTGTAAGCGGGCAGCCGAGAGAATCCTCTGGTTTGTTGCCGGCGTGGTAATAAATCGATGAGTAGAACGGGACGTTCGCGATGTGTATGAAGTTCTTGAACCAATCCTGAAGTGCGCTTTTTGATCTCCACCTTTTTGTCATAGGTGTAACACCTTGCTTCCTTAGAGGGTAGACACCTTTCGGAATCGCGCTCTCACCGAACTCTTTGTTGTCAGAATTGAAATCCTGGTTCTCATCGACATGATAGATCTCTTTGTCCTCGAGTGTAAACAACCATGGGTTTTTCTGCTGACTTCCAGAGATAGATACTCTGCTTATACACCTGTCGTTCATCTTGATGAACCGTTCATGAATAACAAGGGTGTCAGCTACTGCTGCGATCTCTTCTTCGCTACATCCGCTCAAAAACCGGTTTCTTTCGACTTTCTCCTTGTCATCCTCGGTGTACGTGGTTAAAAACCTTTTGATGGTTTCTTGCCTTGTTTCTGATTGTTTTGATGGCTTTTCAGCTTCAACTTTCTCTTCACCGATAATAGAATCGGCCTTTGCTTTTGCGAAAATCTTTTGGTCTGGTGAGAATTTACGGCCAACCATCATGGCCCCACCGCCGCCTCCTCCGTATAAAAAGTAGTTCGCCCATTCCCTTATGACGCCAAAGTCAAGGGTAGCAAAGAACACACCGATGAACACAAGTGTCATCGTTATGAGAGAAATGATGATGAACCGGTTGGTCCGGCTTCCCTCGTGAAGGGTAAAAAAGAAAGAGCTCTTTTTTGTGGAGAGGACCGATTTAACCGCGAGGTACCACAACCCAGAAACAATCAATGCCACGACAATGTATCTCAACACTTCACTCATCACCCAATCGATTTATCAGCGTCACACTTATCTCTAAGCTCTAAGAACTTATCGAATGCTTCTTCTGCTTGATCGTCAGTAAACAAGTGTGTCTTCTCGCCTTGGTAAGATCCAGAGTAAGGGTCTGACGGTTTCTCCTCGTAAAGGTCGTAAGTGATAATGAACCCGTTTTCAGCGGGAGTCATTCTAAGGTGTCGATACTTCTTTTTCGTTGCCATTTTGACTTGCATTTGATCTGCAATTTAGGCAAAGCCATTGAAAGTCTTTGGAGTAGGATGAAGCTATTGTCGGATCCATCAAGAGATCTTCTGACCATAGATACGCTCATGTGGCACAATTCAGAAAGATCCTTTTCATTCAAAGAGTAGTCAGAGCTAATCCTCCGGCAGATGATAGCCACGTCGTCTTGGTTGTAGTCGAAAACGTAGGATACTTCTTCTCCGTTCATTTCAAGAGACATGAGATTTCACAGTTCTCAATCCTGCAAGGGTTTTTCTCGATCACCCTTATTTCATTCCTGATTTCTCCAATCCTTGACGTGTAGTAGTTCCTCTTGTCACCATCTGCGGCCTCTTGGAATATCATCAGGTTTTCCAATTTCTTTGCGACTCTACGGAGCCTTCTTTCTTTACAACCAACCGGCCTGTCATCTGTACTCGGCCAATCAAATCGAACCGATTCAACATCATGCCAAACCATCATAAAGACAGTTCCTGGTGATATGGTCAAAGAGTGGGCTTTACTCTCTTCTATAGTGTGGTAATCTGATGGCTTGTCAAGAATCACCGTTTCTTCAGCCGTGTTGATCATCATCCTTCCTTTCACCAGGACAATCATCTCTTTGGTATCGTGTATGTGCGCCGGGAATATCCCTCCTTCGTGAGACTTGTATATGCAAGCTACAGCATTCCCTTTCCCTTCAATTTGAGATGATTGAACTTGGTCAAGCTCTCCTTTCCAGAATGCTGACCATTCCTCCGGGAACGTCCTTATGGAGGCGCTTTCAGGGCTTCCTTTCAGGAATAGGTAATTACTGAATCCTCTTTTTGCTACCCTGTACTGATTTTCAAGCTCTTGGTCTACCATTCAGATTGTTGATAATTCTTAACCTTTCAGGTCGTTGATAATTCTTAACCTGGTGTTCTCTAACTCCTTGGTTATAGCCTTGATAGTTGCCGCACTATCGCCCTTCATCGCTTCTATGACGGCTTGATTTTTTTCGTTTACAAGCTCTGGCATCCGGGAGTAGATTTTTATCTGTTCCCTCATCAAGGCTTCATACTTCGTTTGAAGCTCTTCGTTTGCAAGGTCTTTCTTTTCAATCTCTTTCTGTTTTGCCTTCACCTCTCTGCTGAAGAACCTGTACATAAGATACGAAACGAGGATGAGTATGAAAAGCGCGATGCTTACATCAAGTGCTTTAAGCGCCCCCTCTACAGCTATTTTCTCAAACAGTCCCAACGGGTGCTAATATCGCAAATCAGAACGAATATCAAGACCTGATAAACCTCACAGCAGCTGTAATCATGATCGGGAAGATAAGGATGATACAACCGAGAACGACAAATAGTGAGACAAGTGCAAGGCCGAAGTCATTGCCTCTCATGTATTTCTCGGTGCTGTCTTTTTCAAACGCTTGCATGCAATGGTTTGGGCCATCTATCGGGTAGAAAGTGTTGTCTACCACGTGCATAAGGAAAGATGCAATCCACACGTTTCTTCGGTCATGCAGGTAGTACAACCTTCCGGAAAGCGTAACGTCTTCGTTACCCCAAGACAGCGCATTGAATAGCTGATCAATAGCCACAAGTATCCTTCTCGCCTGTGTCGTTTTTTTCTCCATGACCCAAATATAGCCACCGGCCATGAGACCGGTGGCATTGCAATTAAAATTCGAACAGCTCGGTTATCACTCCGTCTTCAATCTCAAAGAGACCAAGAGACTTTGTGGATGAGATCTTGTTGAACCTCACCTTCATACCTTCTTTCGAGTAGAAGTTCTTCACCGTACCCTCGACGTTCTTGATTTCGTCTGTAACAACGTAGTGTCGAGCCTTGTCAAAAGCAACACCGTTGTCGTAGATCATTTCAATATCCGTCTTGAATACTCGTTTCTGGCCATCTGCAGAGTCAATTATCACATCTTTGTGGATATTGTCTCTGTAGATCTTATCGATAGTCGCCGGATGCTCAGTCGGATTCATCTCTTCGAAAATCGACAGCGATACCGACTCAGCTTCAGCGTAAGAGGTGCATAACACCGAGATCTCAGCTTTCATATTCTTCATGTTTCCGCTGTCGATATTCAGCTCTTTGATGACCCCTACACATCTATGCCAGGTTCTTTCTCCTTTTACCAGTTCGCTCATCACATCTTCATGTTGTCAGCGGTAGGCTCAATCTTATCGCTGTCTGGGTTTTTGCTTTCCGGATACGGGTTCTCCTCATTCAATCGCTTCAGGTCCATCCCAAGCCACATGATAGCCTCCTGCAGCTTAGTGATTGATAGACTTCTTTCTCGGCTTCCAGGTAGAGGTTTGAGTCTCTGAAGAATAGCATCCATGTCCTGACGGAGCTCTTTATTGGCTCTCACGTTGTTCAGGTTTCTCGGGACCTTGTGTGGGCTCGTGTACTTCGGAAGCATGTTCCTCCTCAGTAGTTCGTAATTGTTTCTGGCCGCTTGTTCTGAAGAAAAACCTTCAGAGCTCGATCCAACGATTTCATTGTTCTCAGCCGTGACCTTCCATCGCCAGTCAGCAGAGCTGTCTTGGTAGAATTCTGTTTCCATTTGGATTATTGATTTGATTTCTATTTTGGTTCATACCTACGCGTTATCTTCTCTTCAAGTTGAGCGATTTTTTTCTTTAACTTCTCCTCTTGCTGAATCATATACAGATACCTTTGCTTAAAGTGTTTGTATCCTCTCGAATGTTTTGCTATCTCCTCCTCACTCAACCAATCGTCGCCGATTTTGTACTCGATGGTGGTGGTGTCGACCTTGTATGCGGGGGATTCGATATGCCAATGCTTACCCCATTTAACATCAGTTGTTCCAATGTATTCTCGATTGACCTGAACGACGATTATAGGGTCTCCGTTATTCCACAGAAGGTCGCCTTCTACTTTTGTTTCTGTTCCGCGTTTATTCGCTCGTGCTTTCATTATACTTGTCATTTACCCCCGAATCAGCGGGGTTTGGTTTATTTAGTGGTCATTTAATCTCCTCCGTCTCCTCCGTCGCAGTATATTGTAGCCGTGTGACTCCCATCAATGTTGTTATCGTGCCAGTTGCCGTTTATTCTGATGCTTATAGTGCCGTTAGCCATCAACCTCAGTCTACCGCTATCCATTTTACCAAGACGCTCTAAAGCTCTTAGGTACCTTTCCTCTGTCTCAGACAGGTTATACTGTTCGCCCCTTTGATTTATTACAGTTCTGCAATTCATGCTCATGTCTTTTAAGATCAATACCTCCGCCCCGCAGCGTCAAACTTCATTTGCAAGACTTGGTTTGCTTTGATCAATTCGTGAACTCCGAGGTCTGTAAAGAACTTTCCGTAGACGCACAAAGTTGAGCACCCATAGCTGAAACCAAAGCCGTCGATCTGAATGATGTAGTTGTCCGGCTCAAGATATACGTCCATGAAATACTCTTGGCTCTGACTGCCGGGATCACCGGAGCAAGGAGTGATAGCTATCGGACTCATCCATATCGCGCAGACATCGTTGTTGTAGATGGCCATCTGAACACCCCCGTCTATTCCTGGTGGAGCCGTTGGTGGTGCTTGGTAGTTGCTCATCAAGTGGAAGTAGTACACTCCTTCTTGCTCGACTTGAAGCTGAATGAAGTAGTCGTATTCTTGAGACCAACACAATCCCGGCTCACCGTCTTGTTCGTCTGTACAGTTCCACACCGGCCAATCACCGTTGCAGACTGTTTCCGCGCATACCACTTCGTTCGTCGCGGGGGCACTCAAGATTTGAGGATCATCGCAGTTGTCGCCAGGGCATTGAGCGAAGGTGTAGAACGGTATAAGTAGGAATAGGTATTTCATAGGTCGTGAATGTTTCCGGTTATCTTAAAGTTTCTGATAACCTTGTCTATGTCATCACCAGACAAAACCTCTTCAACTTCATTGTGGTCGTAAACGCTAAGTATGTGGATTTCCCATCCCATTTTACCGAAAACCCAGCAACACCCGCCAGCATCGAAGTCTCCTTGAAAGATTTTCTTACCGGTTTTGTCGTTCCATCCGGTGTAAAGACCTACGGTGGAGGGGTCTACTTCAAATCCATTGATGCTGCTCGCCGTTGTTCCTTCGCCAATCACCGAAGATTTAACGCCTCTTACAGAGTGCTCCCAAAGCCAACCCTCAACCCATTCTCCGTTGTCCGTTCGCTTCCCGCGATACAATCCAATTTCGTTCATGTCGTTATCGTTTGATTGACCCTCCAAAGAGGGGTGGTCTTTCCCTGCTGTTTGCATTAAACGACACTTAGCTGGGATTTATGTGTCATTCAGAAGAGAATTAATTTCATCTTCCGTTAAAATGATATCTGATAAATCATCAAACGAATTTGCCCAACTGTAGTGTGGATGTTCAGGGTTATTTCTCCAACCAATTACTACCTCATTAGTTTTTAAATTAAATTGAGTAAAGGCAGACCCAACAATTCCTTTATGATTTACAACCCTTGAGTTAATGAAATCTACTAACTCTTTTTTTGGTTTATTGACTCTTATTAAAATCTTCATTATACAATCGTCCATTTGAACCGACGATCCGCCACGTCGGTATGTAAAAAGGGGCGCTGTGGTACGAAGCACATTAACAGGCGCTTACTTTTGCCCGTGCACAGGCGTCCTGAGACTATTTTACCCCTTAATTATATCATAAAAATAACCATCTGTCCACTCCAATTGTGGAATATTAAACTGTATATGTATAAGTTATGAGCTTACCAAATACATCCGCAATAATAGCAGCATGGGGATTTAATACATTCATCCAAACCTAAACACCTCTTGGATGATGTTGGTAAAATAGGATTGTTCATGGTGTCTTAGTGTTCCACGCCTTGTTTTTCAAAGGAGACCTATTCACTTGTTTGTAATGAATCAGATGGTTATTAGTGCGCCTTGTAGGGCTTGAACCTACGACCTACGGATTATGAGTCCGGTGCTCTAACCAACTGAGCTAAAGGCGCTGAAGAGGCCGAGACGGGAATCGAACCCGTAGCCTTCAGTTTAGGAAACTGATGCTCTATCCTGTTGAGCTACTCGGCCTTGTCGATAGGGGTTTGGACAGCTCTGCAGAAGCCAACTTCACTCCTCACCCCTATCTTATTAAAACGGGAGATCATCAGGGTCCTCAACATTCAAATCAGGGCCTGATGGCGTACTGTTTTGTGGCTGAGGCTGCCTTTGTTGACCTCCACCTTGGTTTTCACTGTCAGACCTTGAGGAAAGAACCTGAACAGATCCTCCGTATTCAACCTGAACGCTGAATGAGTATCTCTTGTTCCCGCTTTGGTCTTCATACGATCTTGTTCTCATCTTTCCTTCGACGTAGACAAGAGCTCCTTTTTTCAGGAAGTTATTAAGAGCAACGGCTTGCTTTTCATTCATGACACTTACGTTGTGCCATTCGGTTTTCTCTTTCTTGTTGCCATCTCTGTCTTTCCACGACTCGGTTGTGGCTACCGTAAAGTTCAGGATTGCGTATCCGTCACCCTGGTTCAGCTCGGGGTCTTTCCCGAGGCGCCCCACTATGATTGCTTTGTTGATCATCTCAATTTTGAAAAATCGTCAATACTTGGTTCTTTCTCTTCGAGCTTGGTTTTCTTGCTCGGGGTGTGCTGTTTGATGACGTGCATACCAACGTCGTTCTTTCTTTTTTCGGCTTTGATTTCTTCCATCTTATCGATGTACTCCGGTATAGACATCGCGTCTCCGGACATCATCAAAGTGTTCTCATTCTGATTGAGCCACAAGCTGATGACAAAAGGATTACCCTCTTTGTCTTTCATGATGCCAACCATAAACGGAGCAGACGGGCTGTAAGAGATGTTCTTCATCAGAAACACCCTTCCGTTGTGCACCTTCTCAGAAATTTTCTCAATGCTTTCAATGTCCATCAGTAGTCGAGTTTTCCAACGCTAAACAAGGCGTCGCTTTTTCTTTTCATGTGCTTCACGAACATGAACAGATCGTCGTCATCTCTGATCCATATCGAGCAGTAAGACCTTTTCTCTCTTACCAATTTCATTTCAAGGAGCTTCCATCGCAAGCAAGTCGCGTCGTCAGACCTTCCTTTTGTGTCAACAAATAACTCCCTTCCGAGGAAGTCCTTGAAGTAGAAATCAGGGGTGACAGTTACTCGTCTGACTGCCTTCTCTCTATGCGGAACATGAAAGGTTTCAAACAGCTCGACTCTGTACTGAAACTCAAAGTCAAAACCGGCATCTTCAAAGGCTTTTTTAGCCCTTGCTTCGAACTTGCTGTCAATAACCTCTCCGTACTTGTCAGAGGTTTTGACATTGTTGTGTTTTGACTTCTCTTTCTTTTTGCCACCCCAACCCATTACGCTGTGAATTTGAATGCTTCAGACCTGATGAATTTCCTTTTTCCGAGGGTTTGATGATACGGTGTGTCGATGTCGTTTTCGATGCTCATCTCGCCAAGCACACTCAAACGGACCATTGAGGAGTTGTAGTACGTCTCTTTATTGTCGGTGATCATCTCTGTCACCACAACGTCTGCGCCGATACACACTTCAGGAAGATTCACATCAGCCGGCTCATTTGGGTCAAAGCTGACCTTGATGCTGCTCTTGTTGTCTATCCACAGGTGCATGTTCTTCAGCAATACTGGTGAGCCCATGTTGTTCAACGGGTATCCGCTGACACCAATGGAGATTCTTTTCTTCCAACCTTTCGACTCCGGGTTAGACCCATCAACAACAGATTCGTCGATTACAAGGAAAGCCTTCTCAGAGGTTTGATTGATGCTGATCTTAGCCACCGGCTTTTCATACTCAATCACCTCTACAGACTCAAACTCGTATATGATTGACGCATTTAACTTGGCTTCTTCCGGGTTCATCCCTCCTGAAATCATAGCTGTCATCCTGCCTTCGTTGATCACCCATACCCTAAGATCACCTGTCTCAAGAAGTTCAAACTCGTATGGCCACCCGACTAAACCAGGTTTTTTGCAACGAAGAACATTGTCGTCCATGCCGTTGTCATCGTCAACCTCAACCCTTTCAACAAGACTTGATAGATCTGTTTTTAAGGGTGTGCTGTAGGGCTTTCCATTTATGTGCCTCGTCATTGATTCGCACTTGAAACCGTCTACGTCGAGACCGGTTATCTGCTCAAAGATTTCGATGTTCATTTCAGATTCTTTTTGATGTTTACATTTCCGTGTCTTCCCAACTTGATAGAGAATGAGAGTACAGCGTACACTCTATCGGCGTTGATTTTAACGACGATTTTGCCTTCCTCAATAAAGATTCCGGTTTCCGATTGATTCTCTACGTTCACGACTTTGAACTCGTTGAACAGTTGCTCCCAATTCTCGTTTGTTCCGTTGATGGTAATACTGTCGGTAGACGCGAAGATGTCTCCGTTGTAAATCGTGACAGTGAAATCCGGCCGGTGCATTTCGAACTCGGCAGAATCCCACTTCTCATCATTGAAGAGCGTCAGGTTTCTCAGAACAACGCTTCCGTCGTTATCTTCCTCTTCTTCAATGACAGGAGTGTAGAAGTACACGAAGTCAGATTCGTTCTTCTTCCGGCATTCATAGATCGTTGTCGCTGCTTTTGCTGCCTCTACTTCACTCATGCCTCTTGCCATCATGAAGTTTTTAATCCAGTTTGACCGGTGCTTCAGGGTCACAAACCCATTGGTCTTTTCTGTGAGCTCGTAGACTCGAGAAAATTGGTCAAGAATGTGCGTCACTGACCCGTCTTGATTCTCCCTTGTTTCAACATACCTTATTTTGCGAAGCATGCCTTGGATTGGAGTTTCATACTTGTCAACGTCATGGTAAGCCTTGTTGTTCACAGCGTATCTCTTACCTCTGTACGCTCTCATTACGATCAGTTCTGACATCGGGGTGTTGTTCACCAACCCTTCGTCATACCCTGCATCGATTAGGTTTTGCTTGTTCATCTTAATTGATTTGGGTTTGTAATTTCGCTCTTTTTATACCGCAAACAAAGGAATATCAACGGTTTCCTTATTTGACTGTCGTTTGATTAGATGTCCAATTCAAGGTCAAGATCCAGGTCAAGGTCCAGGTCAAGATCCGGTTCGTAATCATACCGAAAATCAACCCCGATAGACTCAAAAATCTCGTTCGCTTTCTCTTGATTCGTAAGGTTCCAACCCGCGTTCTTAGATGTAAAACCAAGAACCTTCTTCCGTTTGATTTCAATGATTTTGTCTTTCTCTTCTTTCGCTCTTGTCTTCTTCGTCGCTTTAGAGGCGTGAGTGTCGATCATTTTTATGACCATCTTGAAATGATGAGAGTCTTCGATGATGAGATTGTCCTCCGTACCCACCATAGGCATATCACGAACCGTAACCTTGGTTTTGTTCCTGGTCAACACAATAACGTCGCAAAGGAAAATCGGCTCAGTCATCAAAATCGAGGTCTATATCGAGTTCTACATCAAAATCTTCATCCTCTTCGGTTCCGAGGTCGTCAGGAAACACAAAATCATCAAAGCTGTCTTCCGTTGGGATGTCGTTGTTGGTGACCTTCAAGATTCTCGACATGTCTTGATTCACACCTTCATCTTCCTTTACGTAGTTCACAAGGCCTATTCTGTGGAGATCTATACCTCCCGAAGGCAGGTTGAATCCAAGTTCCACCAGTCTTTCGTAATCCTCAGATGTGATGACTGTATCTCGAAAAGAGATGTCTTTCGGTGTTGACCTCATGAAGGATAGCATCGATGAGTCAGTTGACCATGAGCGCCACCTCCACTCTTCAATTTCATCTTCCTTGATGGTTGATACATGCCTTAAATTCAGCTTGATTTCCTCAAGGTAAAAATCCTCGAAGTACATCTTGCCGTCAAAAACACCAAGAGTCATAATTGGCTTTGGCCGGAAGACGACGCTCTTGTCTTTGTCAATTCCGCTCGGCCATGTCGCGCTGTGAGGGAATGTACTCACAAGAATCCTTTTCCCTGATCGAGTATTGATTGTGCGACCGATGTACTTCTGAATGACCATACAGATCTTGAATACCTCTCGGTCAGTAAACTGTACTGATTGACTTTTTTTCATGAGTGCTCTTTGTAATCTTTGGTTATCGATTTGGCTATGAGGAGAATACAGATTGATGAAAGGATCACCATGACCACATCAAAACTCTTCATTCGGTCGCATTGCTCCGGATGGTAGATCCAACAAATCATCCTCATCGTTGTCTCTGACGTAAGGATTGCTACCGTGATAATTCGAATTATCGCTATCCTTAAAAGCATCAAAAGTTCTCGCTTTAACTGTTCCATCGCTCTTTATTATTGCGTTGTCAAACATCGTGTACTTAGCAACGAACGCGACATCAGCCATGCCGAGACCTCCGTTTCTGTTCTTCGCTATTATGATTGCTGCGTAATCCTCTGTGTTTATTTGACGACCATCACCCATATCCATCAATCTCCAACTATCGTTTCGAGTTTGGAGATAGTAGTAGTACGGCCTCCAAAAGAACAAAACCATGTCTGCGTCTTGCTCAAGTGATCCGGATTCTCTCAAATCGGAAAGCATCGGCATCCTATCACCACCCCTATTCTCGACGTTACGGCTCAACTGAGCGAGCAGTATGATCGGAAGATCCAGGTCTTTAGCGAGCGCTTTCAATCTTCTGCTGATCTCCGAAACTTGCTGCTCTCGAGATACCTTTTTGTCGGTTGGCTCCACAAGTTGAGCGTAGTCGATCATTATGATGTCAAGACCCTCTTGAGCATGCAGGTTTCTACACTTCATGATGATCTCCTCAATGTTTCCAGGGGAGTCATCTATAAAGATTTGCTCTCCAATCTTTGTGGAGGTGTACTCACTGTAAGCGACACTTAGCTTACTGAACAACTCATCTACAGATGTCGTCACCTTCAGTATTTCATTCACTGATAACCTCGCAAGAGGAGATACGAGTCTCGCTACAAACTGAATGGCGGTCATCTCAAGGTGGAAAACAGCTGCTTTCTTACCTTGTAGGAATGCCGATCTGCAGATCCTCTCAAGAAAGCTCGACTTACCCATACCGGGTCTTCCTGCAGCGACTATAAGGTTTCCATCTTGAAATCCACCCGTGATCTTGTCGAGTTCCTCGAGCATGCTTGGGAATCCACTATAACCGCTATCAGCCGTTGCTTCGATTTTGCGGTTCAACTCCCTGAACACATCGTTCAGACCCTTTAACCCTCCCGTTACATGAGAGTTGACAGCATCATAGATGTCTTTCACAACCCTTGAGCTCAAATCAAAAGCATCCGAATCAGGATCATAAGCATCCCTGGCAGCTGTAGCGCAGGTTATGATAACCTCCCTCAGCATGTACTTCTCAACCAATACCCTGCAGTACGTGTCCATGTTGGAGGTTGAAACAACAGAGTCGGTCAACGAAGCGACATAAGATGGTCCGCCACAGTCATCAAGGTCACCACGTTTTTTAAGCTCGTTCACAACGACAAGTATGTCAGGGTGTATCCCTTCTGACTTCAAGTCTTTTATGACCGAGAAGATCCTTTGGTGTTGGTTTCTGTAAAAAACTCTCTCGTGCTTCAGAACAGATACGGCTATGTCAGATGCAGCCTTGAAAGACATGCAAGCGCCAAGGATAGCTTTTTCAATGTCAATAGCTTGAGGCGGAACTCTACCCACATCAAGACTGACGCTATCCGATTCTCGGTCTTGAGATCGATGATCCTTCATTTAATTGTCCAATGGGTTTTCTGTACGGGCTTTCAAGCCAATTCTTGAAAGCTACGTCGTTCATTTTGTATCTCTTCCCTTTACTCTTGCAGTATTCAAGAAACCTTTTTCGTTCAACTTCAAGGCTTTTCGGTGTCTCCTTTCCGAATCGGTCAAAATCCGGGAAGATTTCCTCTTCGCAGAACTTTTTGAATAGGTCTGGATCAGATATGATCTCAATCCCTACAGGCTTCTTTTTGCTCTTCACAAGAGGAGATGTAAGCCCGGTACCCTCGTAAGAGAGGATACCGAGTTTTACACCTGTCAACACAATCGAGTGCGACTCTTCAACGTCTAATCCGGTTTCCATGCAAGTCTTCTCCATCAATCCGGTGTCAAGTCTCATAACGCTTTCTTTCGATGAAGAGATCTTTTCCAGTATAACCATCAGGAATCCATACCCTTTCAATCCGTGAACAGATATGACTGAGTTTGCTTTTCCAAGGTTGTGAAGCGTGGAAGGGTGTTCAAACGTTTTCGCCATGTCACTTCGATTTTATCGGGAATGAGACATACGTCCTTCCTCCCTTTTTGATTTTCGCACCCGGTATAGGGCCGAATTTTTCAGAGACATACTTCGTCGCTCCGATAGCTTTCTTCATCTCATCCTCAAGTTCTTTCATATCGTCTTTAACGCTGTCGAGCTTACTCTTGAGATCATTCCATTGTTTGCAATGATCAAAAGAGTAAGTGTCCGCTGACGATGATACTTTGAATTCGAGGTTATCGATGGATCGGTCACTCTTCGGATACTTGTCAGCCTCATCAAGAGCTTCCTCAGATAAAGCACCGTCAAGAGCTTTCACGTACTCAGCAAGTATCTTCACCCTTGAGTACGCCTTGAGCACATCTCCACTTTCAGAGATCATCTCAGCGTGGTTTTTAGCTACACTCGAGATTGATTTCTTTGTTACGTCACCTGATTCTACAAGGGCCTGAATACCATCAAGAGGGTTGAGACGAATAGCTACCTGATCGTTGGCTTCGTTTACGTCGCCAAACTTCAGCTTATCAGTAGCTTCATCATCGTCGTCAAAATCAAGGTTGAGGTCTAAATCTTCTGCCATATCAGCTGTTCTTTTTCAGTTGCTTACCGATGTTCTCGATGAATGATTTCAACTCTTTCAGATCATCGTGTGTAAGCAAATCGTTCTCAAAATCCTTCTTAGCGTCAGTCCAGAGTTGCTTGTAAGAACTTGCGAATGTCTCGTAGTCACCCCAAGAGTTCACCTCGTTCTTGTACTCAACGAACTTGGAAACGTTATCATTCGGTTCATCCGGATCATCAAGATTGATACCGTCTGAGTCGTTCTCCTCCTTCGGAGCTTCTTCCTTCGGAGCTTCTTCCTTCGGAGCTTCTTCCTTCGGAGCTTCAGGTTCAGCTTTTTCGTTTGGTTCTCCGTATTTCTCGGTAATGTAAATCGCTGCGCCTTTCTGAGTAAACCTTTGGTTGCCCGTAATATCCGAGTAGTCGCTGTAATCAATGCCCATGTCGTCGAACATCTTCTTGACTTCCTGAGCGTTATCGCAAGCGTTGATCTTTTCGATCATTTTGTTGACCCTCTCTTCTTTCGAAAGGCTTTCAGACTGCTTCTTCTCAATCTTCTCATCAGCGGTCATAGCTGACCCTGCTGCCTTCCGCTCTTTTTCAAAGTCAACCGTTTTACCTTTCTCACCTTCTTCAGGCAACTCCTGATTTCGAGACTCTGGGTTTTGGTATGACTTCTGAGCTTCTTCCGGAACATCTGTTGTTCCGTAGACATCTTTCAGGTAGCGATTCTTGAACTCAGCTTCTTCTTCGGCTGTAAACTTAGCCTGGACGTTAGGACTGATGTCGTTTGGTTTGCCCTTGAAGATTTGAACACCGATCTCGAGGTAATTACCGGCCACTTTTGTAAAGGCGTCAGTCATCGCTTTCTTGAATCCATCACTCACGCTCTGATTGTAGTCATCAAGTTCACAACCCCCGTAATGCCAAGGCGTGTAAAGGTCGAATTGACGAATGTAGATTCGGACCCTCATGACCAGGTGGCGATACGTGTACAGAGGTTTTCCTGTCCGGAAATCTTTATCCTCTTGAGGGCGACCCCAATCATTCTTGATGATCTTCCCGTTTTTGTCTTTTCTCCACGTCTTTTCGCGTTCAGGCGTGTCAAAGATTCCGACAATCTGTTCCTCAACAGCCCAACCAAGCATACCAAATACAGAGTTCATTCTCTCGTAGATGTACATTGCTTTGATGGTACTGAGTTTACCGGAGCCCTTTCCGGTGTATTCCTTGATTGCTTCCGGCGGGAACGGAGCGGAAAGTTCTCTCCGGTAATGCGCGGGAAGCCGGAATACAGTTCCTTTCCCTTTGTGGTTTTCGGGTTCCTTCACGGCTGAGAACAGTTCGTCCTCACGAGGAATCCACGGCATCCTTGAGATGTTGTCCATCTCAAGCTCTCGAGCGCTCAGCTCTTTGTTCATGGCTTCTTTATTCATCGTTTTTTGGTTTTTATGAATCTTAGCTCAGTTTCGCTTACTCCTTTGGTGTCTGCTATCACTCTAATGATTTCAGACTGACTTATACCTGACAGTTTTGATAGCTCGCTACTCACTTTTGCAGCATGTACAAAAGAGACGATTGGTCTACCTGAGTAGGCAAGGTTGTGGATTTTGCAACCTATATCGTTGTTGTCAAGTATGGCTTGGATCTCATTTGCGTTTTTACCTGTCTTTTGGATGATCTCCTTCACTCTTTTCTTTCTCTCAGATGCTTCCATTTTTTGTTCAAGTATGAATATCCAAATATGAACAAACTTTTCAATTCAGCAAAGACTAAAGCCAGTACAATGTAGAATTGCAGAAGGAGAACAGTTAGGCATAAGTAGTGTGCACCCCAGAATATCAGCTTCTTAAAGATGTCCATTTGAATGTTTACTTCATGTTGATTTCTTGCCGGACTTGATAGACTGAATCACATCTGACTTGTGCACCACCCATTTGTGCGAGGATCCAAATCTTTCTTCGTAACCGACAAGGTGCTCTCCTACGTCTTTTGCCACAACGAACTCAGAATTTGAGTTGTTATCAAGGAGGTTGTTTGGTTTGACAATGACTACTTCTCCCGGCTTGTACTTCTTCATTGACCAAAAGTCTCTACCGATCCCAATCAGTTGATCTTTGGTCAAGTCAAGTCTTTTGTAGTTGTTCGCTGATGACGGATGAAGAATGGTAACGGATCCGGCGAATCCGGTTGATCCGAATTCGTTGACTTTTATGAATAGGTTTTTCATGGTTGTTGATTGTTAGGTGGTTAGCCACTCCTCGATAGAGTGATCATACCATGGTGTTGATTTTTTGGCTGACTTGAGTTTCTGCATAAAGACATCTGTAACAAGGTGCCCGGTCGGCGTCTGATGAAGATTCAGGGCTTTTGCGTAGCAATCGAACTTTGTTGCCTTCCGGTCTAAGAATGCAAAATCAATGACTCTCGTCATAAAATCTGCACGACCTTCTTGAATCATCTCGTTGCACTCAGACATGAACTCTTGAGGACCAATGATGTCGTTCTCTTCAGGGTAGATCTTTTTGCCCTTCTTGATGAGGTTGTGGTAAAGATTTGAGTTCAAGTGGTCGATCGCATCCTTTTTGGTTTTTGCGTACTTCTTGATCACATCATCATTACGGTCAACCATCAAGTTGATCTCGTATGCACCTGGCTTCATCTTGAGTAGCTGAATATGAAACGTTGAAACGTAATCAGGGTCAACCCCAAACGCTTTAAGGTGATGCTCGTCAACAGAAACATCATTTTTCCCTCGAACATCTTCTATTCGAACGAACGGCATTCCAATCAGGTGCCATACACCGTCTCGGATCGGATCGATTGACCCTTCTGCCTTCAGTTTGTGTGATACTACTTTCATTGGTTTTGGTTTTCAGATTCGTATGGAGTCATCTCATCACCGCACACGTCGCAACGGTCGTTGTGCTCAGAGTCGCAGTTCTCCAATTCCCATGTTTTATCACATCTCGGGCAATGGTACTTGTTCGTGATGTTCGTCCTTTCTGAGATCACATCATCGATGTAAACGTCAAGCACTTCCCAGGATATACCGGTGTTGGCATCGTGATGATTTTCTGCTCTCGAGATTACTTCAGAAGCCTCATCGATGGTGAGGTCAACATCAAACATATCTCGCGCCCTCATCTTTGCGTCAACTGTACTCCAACGGACTTCGATGTAATTGACCTCATCACCATCATCGTCGAGCTCCGGCTCCGGAGGATCAAGTTCATCGTGAATTACGTCGAGAAGAGTCAAGAGTCCTTCAAGGTCTTCTTCAATCGTTGGATTGTCACAGTTTTCAATAGTGTTTAAGAGAGACATTTTTTGCTTGATGAGTAGGTCTAAGTCTATTCCTTTGATTGCTTTGCTCATGGTTTTACGATTTAAGGATTACACCTGTTTTGGTGTCGATTACGAAAATGAATGACTCTTCGAGTACATTAGGATCATCGTTAAGCGAGCTGATCAGTCCAGTGAAAAGTCCGTCGAGGTTGTCACTTGACCAACAGTTCGTAGCCATCGCGATGACAGTGTTGTACCCTACATCGTGAAAATTGATTTCATCCCTATCGATAAGGGCGATCCGGTACCGTTCGGTCTGATCGAACTTACACAGCTCAAAACGCTTGAACTTCTCATCGTCAACAATGGAATACTCATCCCAACCGTGCATATCCCCAAGACCTTTCAGGTAGGCATTCTTTTCTGCCTCCGTATCGAATTCAACTTCATGAACCTGAATGTCGTCGCCTCCATTTTGCTGAATAGAGCTTGGAGTGATTCCGCATTCTTCGAAAAAAGTAGCGCTTGTTGTACCAAGAGCTACTCGAACTTTGATTTTACTCATAATTGATTGTTATTAAGGGTTTTACGATATTCTTTCTCAAGTATAGCTTTAAGCATACTCATTGTTTTTTCTTCCGAGTATTCAGCTTCATCCGAAAAGAAATCTGATCGATAGCGCTTCCAACAATCTCGGAGAACAGAGTCTTGAAACTTAGCTGAGACTGTTTCTCCATCTTCGGTTGTTCCTACAACTTTGTAGGTTCCGTATGAAACTGAGTAGACTTGATCTACTGATTTGATGATTGAATTCATGATACTGAGTATTGATTATCTTCTTTGGTGAACCGGAGCGAAGCAAGGTCGGAGAAACTCAAGTCAGCCCCCGCCCCCAAAGGGAAGAGGTGACTTGAATCCCGACCGCGATCATCTCCTTCGGAGCCACCATCGCTTACTGAGGCTCGAGGTAGCATTACAAGTCGTCGAAGAATGCCGGCCTCGATTTAACGGGTGATTATACTGCCACGACAGACGCGCAGCAGTGACCAGGCTATTTCAACGGGTTGAGCTTTTTTAGTACGGTGTGAATGAGAAGCAATACGACCACCGAGATTTCGGGGTCAAGAGGTATTGCGGTATAGATAGATTACGTATATTCGCATCATCATAATTATTGTTGTCTACGAAAGTAGGAAAGAATTTTGGCTCCTCAAACGTGGGGGGCCATTTTCTTTTCAAATAACCACGTAGGAGCACCGTCTTCGCTTCATAACCTTCTGAAGGCGAACCACCTCATTTCTTACGAGAACGTCTTGTATTCGCTCTGTATTTAACTCCTGCGGCCTGAAGATGCTCATTGTTTTTATCCCGACCTTGACACATCCAACATTGATAGCATGACACCGTACATACTCGTCGCATTCGCGACTTAACTCCGGAAACAGCATTGACGTTTCAGGCCAGTGTGTGTTTCTGAATCTTGATCTCATTTGCATGGTCGCGGGGTTAGGGATTGTTTCCAGTCGGGTACGGGCGGAGCTTTGAAATCAAAGTAGTCAGTACGATTTGACCAACATTTATCTTGTAAAATCGGTTTAGCTCCGTACCAATACCAAGAACCAACTGCGTCCATTGCAGCCCAATTCACCCACTCAGGCGCATCCTTCCAATACTCATCAGGGAGTTTGTTCGGGTCGGTTGCTCGGTCACTTGCTCGGTCGCTTGTCCGGTCATCATCAAACGGGCAATGCTTAGCGCGTTCGTCGGCGGCGATAACTGCGTATTCGTAAGCGTATTTTACCTTTTCTTGAGGTTCTAAATGCCAATAGGGTTGCATCCCCTGATTCACATCTATGCTATTCGAGTACATACCGTTCAGAACGGATACAAACACCTTGTCAATAAACTCTTGTCGTGTCATCCGAAATACTTTTTGAATAGTTCAACTTGCTTTTCTTTTTCGGTATATCCAGCAGCATCCCGAGCATAATCCTCCGCAGCATCCCGAGTAGCCTCCGTAGCATCCCACGCAGCGTCCCCCGCAGCACCCGCAGTACCCCTCGCAGCGTCCCCCGCAGCACCCGCAGCAGCACCCGCAGCAGCC